TGCAATGGGTTACGTAGTTCTAGATAGAGAAAATCTACTGGAAACTATACAAACTTTGGCTTATAGTATAGGCTGTCAAGTATATATAAATAGACAAGGATTGCTGCAGTTACTTAGATTAGGTAGCCCTTTTAGTAATCCCAACATTACCGATATAACAGCTAGTGATATGTACGCAGGTAGCTTCTCTATTAGTAATAGGCCAGATATATTAGGAAGTATTAAGTTGGCTTACTGCAAAAATTGGACAGTACAGTCAAATATTACTACTGCTATTCCAGATTCAAATAAAGATGCTATGTCCACAGAATGGTTAATAGAAACAGTTACTGATCCTCTTACTGTTTCAACCTACAGATTAACAACCGAACCTATACAAAGAGATTCGTATTTAATAACTACTCTTGCAGCAAACGAGGAAGCAACTAGATTGCTAAATTACTACAAGTTACCTAGAACTGTTTACACCTTCACAGGAACGTCCAAATTATTAGGACTTAAGTTAGGACAACAAGTAACTTTAACCCATCCAAGGTTTGGCTTAGGTAGTGGTAAAACCGGTCAAGTTATATCTTTAAGTCCTAATTGGTCTAAAAGTACAATAGAAGTAGAGGTGATGGTATAATGGCAGCGATTATAAATAGTAGAGAATTAGCTCTACAAAATACAGTACCTAGACTACTGGTCAGTGAGGTTAATTTAACAACTACTTCTTCTAGATTTACCAAAGCTAAAAATAATGGGGCCGTGAGCCCTTCTAGTATAACTTTGACTGCTACTTTACTAACAGCGGGAGTATATTCGGCCTCAGCTATATACACGTGGGAGTACTCTCTTAGTTCCGCACCGTTATCCTGGATTGCTATTAGCGCGTCAACTAGTCCTACACTAGCTGTAACTAATTCAACTTATTCAGGCTACATAGGTACAAATGTGTATGTTAGATATAGATGTACGGTAACTGAAAGTTTAAGACTAACTACTTACGCTTACTACGACATTTACTATCTAAAAGAGGCAGATGACTCCTTAGACGTACAGATAACCAATGGTACTGTTATAGTACCGGCATCATCAGCAGGAGTAGTGACCGTATTTAGTAATACTGGTAATACTATAAAAGTTCTCAGAGGAACTTCCTATTTAACTTATGGTGCTAGTGGAGCTAATACCTTTAGTATTAGCTCCGTAAGTGTAGTACCTAGCGGAGCAGTTACTGTTCCGGCTGGGTCCTCTGCAACGGATACATATACTGTTGGTAACATATCGGCTATGTCCAGTTCAGAATCTTTAGCTAATGTTACGTATCAAGTAGATATTAGGGATGCCTCAGGTAATACTACCAGTTATTCTATAGTTCAAAAATTTAGTAAAGTTAACCAATTAAGTAGCGGAGAAATGAGTAGTATCACTCTTTCCGCCTCTTTACTATCTGATATATCAAATGATAGTAAACTTACGGCTTCTGAGAAGCAAGCAATTCGTAGAGAATGGGACGCTTTAGTAAAAGAAATAGTAGGTCTATATCCAACCTCTACTACTCTAGGACTTACTACTGAACTAACTACATATGTTGCAGAGTTAGAAAGTCTTGCGGGATACATGAACGATGGATCTGATGCTGCAATGATATATCCGTTCAGTACCGTACCTAGTTGGATTAATGATGCTAATATAAACACTACTACAGATATTGTAGGAAGTACATTTAGAACAAATTGGGCTAATGCTTACGCTGATAGACAGATACTTTTAGATAAAGTTACAATAACTACTTCGTTGGGGGTGGGGGACGCAGTAACATTGGGGTTAAATGGCTCTTTTGAGAATTGGCCGTCTACTCTACCTACCGGTTGGGACTACTGGCAAGGAGCTGCTCCTATAAAGGAAACTACTATTACCCGAAACGGTAAATACTCCATTAAGTATAATGCAGTAGGTACAGATCTAGGGCTATTAAAGGAAACTATAGATTTATCTACTAATCCTTTACCTTTAGGTTCATACTTATCCGGTACTGTAGATATTTATCTAGCTACAGTTACTTCAGGGTTACCAGGTATACTAATAAGATTATATACCAGTTCTGGACTGGCAAGCCCTAACTTAGTAGATATTAAAATTCAACCTTTATCTTCTACTACTGGTGTATGGCAACGTATTCCATGGGTTGCTAAAGTTGGAAAAGACCAAAGAATATATGGTATTAGAATATATGCTATGGCTTCCTGGACTAGTTTTCCCGCTACGTTTACTGGAACTGTATGTTTTGATAATATTGACTTTTATATAGAACAGTCAGACGCAGAATCTAACCCAGCTGTAGCAGAACTAGATAAGTATAGCTGGGTGTTGCCAGCGGACTCTACTGGCGTAGTTGCTGCTGGTGCGGGGTTTACTGGGGCTAACGCCACAATTAATATGTACAGAAAAGGATTAGATGATTCTTCAAACTGGACATATAGTAGGACTGCTTCCGATGGTTCTATTACAACTACTTTAACTACTAGAACCGTAGCAGTAACAGCTATATCTAGTAGTTTAGACACTGGATATGTAGATATTACCGCTACTCCAAATGCGGCTTTATTAGCCCTGGGATACGTAGCACTTACTCAAAGATTTACTCTTAGTAAAAATAAGTCGGCTGCCTTAGTGTTTGATGGCCCAGTACCTACTATTGGAGTACTATATTCAGTAGTATCTAACTCAGATGCCACAACATACGCAGGTATTAGATTTAATAGTAATGGATCTATATCTAAAAGAACCGCTGTATCTTCTTATTCAGATTCCGGTAAGGATTGGTATCTAGCTAATATAACAGATATAGGTACTGCATACAAGATACGAGTAATACTAACATCAGGTACGCTGACCGGAGACTCCGCTTCTGCAGGAGTATGGCATTTAATTAGCACTGTACCGGTATTTGCCGCTAGTAGAGCTAGTAATGGAGAAAGCATTCTTACAGCTGATTTCGCCATAGCTACCGCAGCAGATACTAGCGTAGTGGTAGCTACAGGTAGTTTAAACATAATTGCTGAAAAATATGCCTCTGGTGGAGGTGGAGTATACGAACCATGAATATGAACATAATTAAAGAAATAACTCAAGCAAATGGAGCAGTCTATGGGTACCACTCAGTGGCTGCAATAGACTTATCTATTGCAGATAACTCCTTTAGAGTTAATATTAATTCATGGGTATCAGAAACAGCTAAAGCTGGTGGCCTTCGCCACAATAGTAGTACCTATATATCAGTTCCTATTAGTGGAATTACTATAACTGATAATAACATAAAGCTGGGTATATTGAATTATATAGTTAATCAGGAACCGTGGCTAGGGGCTACAGTTAGTACTACTGCAGGTAATTCACTACCTGCTCTACAGCAACTAAAATGGGATGAATTTAAAGCTAAGAGACTAGCACTAGAGTTTGGAGGCTTTTATTGGAATAACTCGCATTTTGATTCTATACCTATTAGTCAAAGTAGAATTCAAGGAGCGGTAATATTGGCCATGCAGGCTGCTTTAGCTGGACAGCCATATTCCGTAGATTGGACTTTATTTGATAATACTGTGAGAACTCTAAGTGGTAGTGACATGGTACAGGTAGGGATAGCTCTGGGTACACATGTAATCTCATTACATCAAATATCTAGATCTCTACATGCCCAAGTATTTGCAGCTACTACTGTTGAAGAATTAGATGCCGTTCAATGGCCCACTTAAGGAAATGTAATGGCAAATAATTTAAGAATTATACATATAAACAAAGCCGACGCTTCGACGACTACTATATTAGGTAGTTCTACAGCTAGCGCAGCTACATCTACCGCAAACTTAAAGAAAGACACTAGGTCCGCAGTATGGAGAACAGGATCTAGAGTATCTTCTAACTTTCCAGTTATTTTTAAAACATCTACTTCATATGCAATTCCAGGAGCCCATAGTGGTTTTACAGTCACTTCAACAGCAGTAACGGGTAGCCCTGCTACTTTCTGTACTGTTACAGGTTCAGGGGAAACCGAAGCTGCAGTAGCTGTACCATTACCATATACTTTTGTACCTGACGATAATAGTACTAATACTAGTTACACAGTTAGAACCTATACCACCTCCACTCCTAGTTCTGGAAGTACATTAAGAGACGTACAAGTAGTTCCTGTAATATTATCCTTACTGAATCAAATCACAGTAGTATGCTCTAATAGTACACATAGATTGCAGTCAGATAATACAGGAGCCATAACTAGCTACGCGGGTACAGGTTGTAATGTATGGGTATTTGAGGGCTGTACCCCTCTCAGATACGACGGGATAGGTACTGCATTAGGCACTTTTAATATAAGTGCTGCAGTAACTAGTGGTACGGCTACTGTAGGCAGTGTGTCGGTAGGAGATGCAAACACGTTTTTTGCTGCCTATGTGGATCACTCTGGTATACCTTTTAATGCATCAGCAACAAACACGGTAATTACATATACTGTTACAGGTACTTTAAGAGAGGGTACAGCTATTCCAGGAGGTAACGTCACTACTCAAACTTTATCTAAACTTGCATCCGGCGTAACGTTCGCTCACAATGTGTATACTACTATATATAGTACAGTAGTATATGCCGCAGCTGTCGTTACATTAGATACTGCTAGTTCCATTAATGCTGTGGTATTAACGTTAGGCAATATTAGTAAAGGAGCTAATATAAGATTTAGTTCCTTTAATGTTGCACCTACTATTATAGGTTCTCCAACTGCTTTAGGCTTAAATCTTACTGGTGTTACTATATTAGCTGATGGTAAGAATATAAATGGAGCCCCATGGAACTCTACAAAAGAGAGTAGTTTACCTTCTTATGCTACTAATACTTTTGGTCTAGATAGAGCGTATATACGAGCGTATATACCTAGTAGTTCAACCAAGTATTTGGCTATAGAGATCATGGATTTAGTTAATACTTCCGGCTATCTTGAGTTTAGTAGGCTAATACTAGGTACCTATTGGTCCCCGGCGTACAATACCGGGTACGGTATGTCTACTGATATTACTGATACTAGTACTAGTGAGCGTAGTGAGGCCGGAGATTTAATAACTACTAATGGTGTCGTATACAATAAGTTATCCTTTGACCTAGATTGGATGACTGGTACTGATAGGGATCAATTAGTAAAGCTATTAAAAATATACGGTTCAAGATTGGGTGTGTATATAAGCTTATTTCCTGAAGATTTAGATCCAGGTAAAGAAAATCTATATCAAATATATGGAAAGCTAGCTCCTAGTAGTGGTATATCCCATCCTTATCTTAGCATGTATGCTACGTCTGTAGAAATAGAAGAAATATAATACCCTATTTAATTTTTAGCTTGCAAAAGATTTGGTATAGTGGTATAATAGTATCAAAATATAGCTGTATAGCTTATGCAGCTAAAATTAAAGGTCTATATGGGGAAATTAATAGCTATCTATCGACGTAGTCATACTATAGGCTCAGTTTTAATTAGGCTGGCTTCTTGGTTTGGCCCTTACTCTCATGTAGGAGTATTAACTGCGGACGGTAGTCACGTAATAGAAGCCTCAGCTTTTAAAGGTGTGGTCCGTATACCTTTAACCCTATTCATACAAGGCTCCAGTAAATACGAAGTACAGGAAATAGAGTGTCCTAACCCAGATAAGGGATTAGCATTTATTGAGGCTCAGATAGGTAAACCTTACGATTGGGGAGCAATATTTGGTATGGTAGCTAGACAGCATTCTTGGGAAGACGTATCAAAATGGTACTGCTCGGAGTTGCTAGAAGCTACTATACAGGCTGCTGGGAGGCGACGAGTTAGAATAGGGTTTGGAAGAATAACTGTAGACCAATCCTACATAATAGAGTAATAATTTATGAAGGAGAGACCTTATGAATAATCCATTAGATTCGCAAAAACTTATAGCATTAGAGTCTACAGTGGGCGATCTAAAGAAATCACTAGAAAGTGCATTTCCTAAAGATGAGGACGGTAACATAGACTATACCGGGCATCGTACCTTTCATAGAAAAGAGAGTGATTCGGAAAAAAGATCCTTAGAGTCTTTAACAGAATTTAAGCGTAACATAATAACCTGGGCCATTATAGGCTTAATAACTTTAGTAGCTAGCGCACTAGCTAGAAATTATTTAGACCCCTTTCTGGCGTTAATAAGTAAGTAAGGATAAGTATGGCAGCCCCAGTAAAACTAAACTATAAGATATATAAGGGTAGCACTTTTAGCGAAGTACTACGTTGGGAAAGTAGTACAAAAGTATATAAGTATATAACAGGAATAACCAATGCGGCTCCTGTAGTTATAACTTCTGTTGGGCATGCTATACCTCCGGGATGGCGATTTAAGGTAACCAACGTAGTAGGCATGAAAGAGCTTAATTCCGCCGATATTTATCATATAGCTTCAGATGTTACTTCTGACACTCTTTCTATAAACAATATAAACGCCATAGGTTTTACTGCATATGTTTCAGGAGGAGTACTAGAATATAATTTCCCTACTGATTTATCAACATATAGCGCCAGGCTTCAAATAAGAGCAAAAATAGATTCAGCAGATATTTTACTGGAGCTTACTACTTCAAACGGCGGAATAGTTTTAGATAATACTAATAAAACTATTACTATAAATATATCCGCAGTACAGAGTTCTGAGTTTACATTTACATCCGCAGTTTATAGCTTGGAACTTTATACAGTTGCAGGGTACGTCCTACAGTTAGCCTCCGGAACTATAAGCGTAGAAAAAGAAGTTACTAGATAATGTCAATAGTACAATTAAATTCTACATCTGTTGTAGTTAATAGTGATATGGCTACAGATACAGTTACTGTAAAGGACAATACTTCTAACATAGTCTCTTTTTCTTTACCGTATAATTTAGTTGTAAATACTGTAAATAATAATGTTGTATCAGATGTTACAAAAACGGATACAGTACATACTAGTGCAGGTATAGCAGGCCCTAAGGGAGACTCTGCCGAGGATTTAGATATGTATTCAAAAAGAGTGGATTTTGTTTCGGAGTTCTTAATATATAAAGGCGAAGCGTCTCCCGGTAGTAGTGAAGGCTCTGCTGTATGGAGACTTCGTCGTATAGATCTAGCTAATGATGGAGACGTTACTGAAACCTGGGCAGATGGTAACACTTTATTTGATAATATTTGGTCAGATAGACTAATTAAGGTATACTCATGAGTGCTCCGTATAGAACATATCAGGTAGGTGGTGATTTTATTTCTGTAGACTTAGCATTAACCCCTCCTCCTACACATTATGATAAATCCTGGGAAATTACCTTAGAAGCATATAGCGAGCTGTATGCCCATAGTATCCCAGCTATATACCCAGATGAAACCATGGGGGTTAATGAAGACATTTTCCCCCCATATCAGGAACCTTGATAAATGTCAGCATTTAACATTAATAGTGGTGGAACTACTTCATGGGATAGCTTAGTTAGTGGATCTACTAATGCTACTTTAGATGTTTATACTATCAGTAACGCTTCAACTTTGCTTATTAATACTGATAGCTATCAATGTGCTGGACATAGTACGGCTTTTGGTTCTCTTGATACCGTAGCCTATGCTGGTATTGGCGGTACTGTTCGTATTGACGGTACTACTGTGAGAGTTATACCTTTTAATACAGGCACCGGCACGGTACCTGCTATTGGTACTTCTATAGTACAAGGAGGTGTTAGTGGACCCCTGCTAGGCGTATGGGAGAATTGGCAAAGTGAACCCATAGCAGCCGCAGCAGCGATGCCCGCTAGCGGGTATATTAAAATTAAATCCGTAACAGGTGGAGCTTTTGCTTCCGGAGCTTTAACAGGTATTAGTGCTAGCGCTACTGGACCCGATGTAGTAGGTTGGATTGAAGTACGAGGTGCCGATACAGCCACAATAACTGTTCCACGTGTTGGTACTTTTGAAACCGTTGGAGATTGGTTTGAGTTAGGTACAACAAGTGGTACTAGAGGGCAGATACTGCCTTGTCCTACTACTGCCACATTTGCCTCAGTATTCCCCGGTGTATGGATTGAAACCGCTAGCGGCTCAGGAGTGTTTGAGAAATTTACTGGATGTGGCGCTATGGTTAACTCTGCTACTACTCCTACAGATGCTCGAGGTAAAATTGTGTGGCATACTACTAGTGGCATTCGTATTGGTAGTGACGGTACTAACAACGTAGGATTTTTACCTCCAACAGGTTGCCGAGTTCGCATACCAAATATTATATTAACATGCTGTACTCGTACTGTTAGCGGTTCTGGTCCCAGAGTATCACCAAATACCACGCTTGCTACGCGTCAAGAATTTATTGTTAGCGCTGCGGGCAGTATTAGCATGACTAATGTCGTTTGTAGTTGGTACTTAAATATGGCACAGGCGTTTCAGGCCGACTTTGCACATAGCGCAATTTCTGATACTATTGTTATTTCTGAAGTTGCCGCCCCGCTAGTTTGGGACGATTTAATTGTTTCTCCTATAGGCTCCTTATTATCCATTGCTTTAAACCTATCGTCTCATTTCTCTGGAGGACAAATTGATAACTGTCTATTTGCTCGCTTCAGTATGGCATCAAGTGGAGCTAACCCCGTACAGTGTTCTAATGCATTTGGTATATCCTTTAATGGATGTCGTATTGTAGGCCTGTTGAATCGAGGTAACGCCGGGGCGTATACTCTGGGCCTATCTAACTGTATAGACTTTACATTAGATGGGTTAGAGAGTATAAATGGCGGAATTCAGGTTGCTGCTGGGTGCCAACGTATAAATATTAATAACTTAATTTATGCTGATATATTTTCGGGAGCTACAACCGCTACAAATCCAGTAGCCTGTGTTAACGTAGCCACGGGTACATCAAACATTACAGTAGATGGGATATCTTTTCTGTCTGGTTCAACAAATGTACACCCATATTTAGCATTAATGGTAACTTCTGGTTCGTTTGGTTTAAAGTTTCGTAATGTTGGTACTCCCACTACTTCACTTAATTTAGGTTCAGCAAACCAAACAGGCCTTATTGTTACAACTAACGGTCTGAATGCTGACTGTAAATTTCAACGTTTATATTGTAGTAATACACGCACAGGGGCCTGGGCGTTTTCTAACAGCGATAACCGTATATTAATAGAACATGTAAAAGGCGATGATGCAGATACTAGTGCTCTTGTCTCTCTTAATAGCATACATCGTGGTAATCGTTTAACTTCTGCGGTAACCGGTCAAACTGCTATATACGGCACACACTGGCACTTACATTTTACTAGTAATACCGCCGGGTTTTTATCAGTAGCAGGTAATGAACCTACTACTGAAACTGCTACTGAGTGTTATATATCTGGAGGCACCCCACGTTTCAATAGTTTAGGACAAGTACTATTAACTAGTATAGGTGATCAGGTAACTTGGGAGTTACCATGGTACGCTCTAGGCTGTACAGCACTATCAAATACTGCTCCTACGTTAACTGGCAATAATACTGCTAATATGACTTTTGAGTTCCAGTATAATATTGGTAGTGGATGGAACGGTACATGGTTAACAGCTAGTGCGGCTAACCTTAGTGTAGTATCGATTAGTCCCTCGACTGGATTTAAGTTGAAGTTACGAGCAACTTGTGCAGTTGCATCTGTTGGTAATGCACTTACAAATGTTCGTATTGCTATTACTACCACTACATCAGCTCAAGTTGATAATTTGTATCCTTTAGATACCAACGTAGTAACATTTACAGGGTTACCTATTGGTACAGACGTAGTAGTTCTAACAGCAGGTACTAGTACAATTCTTGCACAGCAAGATAGCCACGGGCTGTCTAACTATAACTATAGCTATAGTGGAGCACAAACAGTTGACGTAGGTTTTATCAAAACAGGATATGTTCCCCTGTATATCCGTGGGCTGTCTCTAACCACTACCGATTCTTCTATACCCGTAGCAATGACTACTGATCGTAATTTTATTTAAGGATTTGCTATGGCAAAAATCACTTCCAGGGCTAGTTTAAACGTAGGTACGGAACTTACTATTGACGAAACTGCCAAAACTTTTACATTAAACGTTGCAGGTAACTTAGTAGCTAAGGATGGAGTCACACTACAAGCTCTATATAGTAAATTTGTAGAATTATGGGCTACGTCTACTTATCAAGATAGCCCTTTCCCTATGTACGCTATCGACGCGTTATCGGGTCAGTTTCAGTTTGGTACAGACGGAAACACTTTTAGTGGGTGGAAACCTGCTAACGATACTACTCGACAAAGACTTAGAGATGGCGGATGGTCAGAGTTTAATTCGTCAGGTACTTTAGCTAGACAATACGTAGGTATAGTAGGACTAGGATCTGTATCTTCTGGAGCCCAGCTATATTGGCAGCGTACTTCCTCAGACTCCCCTACTAATTTTACCTTCACAGATCAATGTAATGAAGGTATTCAAGTATACGGGGACGCTGCAGCGGATGGTACTACTTCTACTTTTGATAATAGAACTTATTTTAAAGGATTTGTAAGAGAGTATAATTACAAGTATAAAGATTCAGTTCTTGCTGATACTGGTAAAACCTCTACAGGGGCTAACTTAGTTAATTTACTACTATCAAACGAATCTGATCTAGATATAACTTCAAACGACGCGGGTATCACAGCTTCTCCTTATAGCGAAATAAATGTTAAGTATTTTCCAACTACATTTAGTAAGGATATTGATACTGCTGGGTCTGCCAGAGATTTTGGTATAGTAGTAGATGTAGGTACACATTCAGGGGTAGATGGAGTATCTAACGGTACTACAACTTTTACAACTGCAGCTGCAGGTATAGTTGGAGCCACTTATGCAGGGGGTACTTTAATAGTACACGAAGGTGCCGGTAAGGGAGTATACAGTATTTCTGGAACACCTACAAGTACTAGTATAACTACAACAGTAGCAGTGACAGGTTCAGCTTCTAACCTAAGTTTTACTTTACAAAGAGCTACACCTATTAGTGCTACTTTGCAGCAAATTTATACTAAGATACAGTATCTATTAAGACAAGCTACTAACATTAATGGATTAGCTTCTGCAGGCAGTGTTACTGGCAAGACTGCTTCTATTCTACTTAACTTTGTTGGATCTGACCTAAAAGCAGGCTTTTACTCTCCAGTAAACCCTAACGGAGGAGGTGCCGGAGTTACTATATTAGGATACCGTACTGCGGATACTAATAGTTTTGCTTCTTATGATAATACTACCACGGCTCGTAATTACCCATATGCTGCGGCAGGTGTAATTACATTTAACGCCCCATTAGTAGGGGCTGGATCTAGCTATAGACTAATGTTTACTACACCTCCTGGTGCCGGTAACGATTATGGCGAGTCAGGAGCTATTACTGTGAATAATGCTTCGGGTAGTCCTATTACTGGTACTATCTCTACATCTTCAATTTCGTTTGATTATGACTATGATGGTAATACTCAGGGAGGCTTTGCCGGAGGTACAGATAGACCCGTTACATTAATAGGTGTACGTCCAGGTACTGGAAAATTCGTGGCGGCTACAGGTACTCTTACTCGTAGTAAGGCTATTTCATTATCATTAGTAGCCGAAGCAGATAGAGTATACGCTTAAGCGATGGTACTATTACTAAATAAAGGGTCATTATGGCGATCTCATTTGATCCAGTTAATAAGGTAATAATATTAGACTCTACTACTACCTCTACGACCGAAATATGGTCCAGCTGGATAGATTGGCTGGTTGTATCAGATAATAGCAAATACCTACCTGCACTTAAGCAGGTAGGTGGAGATGACCTAGGTAGCGGCCTTCTTATTCCTCCATACATATTTTTATTAAATGGATGGAGGGTAAGACCTATGGAGGCTAACCACTTACTGGTAATAACTGGTAACCTATTCGTAGATGGCGGAGGTTCCCCCGTGGTATCTACTTTAGGCAATTTTAACGTACTGGTACAGCTTACCGTACCAGTATTAGCGCAGGGTATCTCTACTTCTGGAAGTACAGGCCCTTCTGCATCCGAAGTAGCTACCGCTGTATGGCAGCATTCGTTTGTGTCTAAGCTATTGACTATAGCTAAATTTTTAGGATTAAAATAATATGCTTCCAATAGTAGCAACTTTATTAAATGCCGGCCTAGGTATATTAGGAAATGCGGTAGCAACAAAAGGTAAAGACTTCATTGAAGAAAAAATCGGAGTAGATATTACTAAATTAATGGGCTCTGAGGAAGGTAAGATTAAGCTTGCTCAGCTAGAAATGCATCACGAAGAGACTTTGCAAAAATATGCTATTGAACGACGTTCTCAAGAGTTAGAAGAAGTAAAGCTAGAACACAGTAATACAGCCAATGCTAGAGACATGCAAAAAGCAGCGCTGGCGCAAGACGATAAATTTAGTAAACGTTTTGTTTACTACTTAGCAGGTGGATGGAGTCTATTTTCAATAGTTTATATAACCGTTATTACCTTGGTGACTATACCTCCTACCAATGTTAGATTTGTAGATACTATACTAGGATTCTTGCTAGGCAGCATTGTAGCCACTATAATCAACTATTTCTTTGGCAGCAGTAAGGGCTCTAGAGATAAAGATGCTTCCTTAGCAAATGCTATAAAAGGACAACAAAATGTATAGTTCCTTAGTGCAAGCACAATCTAAATTCTTACTAGATGTATGTAAGTTAATTTTTAAAGCAGAAGAGCTTGGTTTTGTAGTAACAGGTGGAGAGCTATTCCGCACTACAGAACAGCAGCAAATATATGTTAAGTCTGGCAGAAGCAAGACTATGAATAGTAATCATTTACGTAGATGCGCAATTGATTTGAATTTCTTTCTAAATGGTACTTTAATATATGATACAACTATATTAAAACCTCTAGGAGATTATTGGGTATCTTTAGACTCCAAGAATGATTGGGGTGGGTTTTGGAAGTCTTTTAAAGATGTTCCTCATTTTGAAAGAAAAGTATGAGCCAATTTAGTTATCAAAATTTAACTTTATCTACTATAACTACTGTAGGATATACACTACCAGGACTTACCGAGGTAGTATCAGATAACGAAATACCAGAACTAGATGCGTTAGTAGGAGCGGGATTAGCCAAGTATAAGGACGGAATTCAGGTATTTTTCCCTGTACAGTATAATCCATATAACGGTGGGCTATATGCTAATAATCAATTATTAGCATTAGCCGAATCCACCCCCTATGTTAATAGAACAGCTACAGGTACTGTATTTACAGGTCCGTGTGAATTAGCTGGATATGATTGTATTGCCGTTACTGCTTCTCCTACTATAACTATTTACGATAACACTAGTGCGGCCGGGACTATCGTTGTACCTACTACTACCTTAGTTCTAGGTAGAGTTGAGTTTGCCTGGAAACGTGCCTTAGCTATTGGATGCCACGTAGTTCTTAGCGGTGTACAAACTGTTAATATACTGGTAGGATAATATGAGTGAATACTGGGTAAATCCTGTAACTGGGTCCGACGCAGGGACAGGTACACAACAAGATCCGTGGCGTACTGTACCGGGTATGACTGGTGGTAATGCTGTTGTAGCTAATGATATAATAAATGTTAGAAATGGTACTACAGTATTTGGTAGATTGGTACTACCTGCCAACAATCTGATATACAGGGGGTATGGGTTAGCTGATAATATTTTAATGTTAACTATACCTTATTGGAAGTACCCAAATATAACTAGTACGTACAAAGTTGTTAGATCTCCAGGTGTTCACGAAGGAATGTGGACTATTGATGCAACAGGCGAAACCCTACAAGGAGCAATCAATTACTCTAGTAGAACTGGTTGTTCAGTGGAAGACGTATGCATCGTAAATGCTAGAGACATGGCTTCCGCGGTTAGTATTGGTACTAGTGCACAGGCTCAGATAGGTGCTACTATTAAACGCGCAAAAATAGATAATGCCAGGGTTGGCATATCCGCATATAGGCCAAACCTACTTATAGAAGACGTTCTAGTAAGTAATACGCAGGACGAAGGTATTGCTATAGGTACAAGTGCTACTCAGTCTCTGCACGCTGGTGGGTTTGTAACTATTAGACGTGCAATGTGCGTTAATAACGGTATTGATGAAGTATCCGCAATTGGTGACCCTATTCAGCTTTATAACAGTACAGGATTTGCAGGTACATTAAATATTGAGCAGTGCTATATTCGTAGAAATGTTCAAGTAAAGCAAGGCATAATGCTAGGAGATGTTTCCGGTACTGTTAACGTTCTTAGAAATCATCTATATGGAGAAACTAGCGGCAATATACAGATAGGTATAGCAGGTATTTCGGATACTGGTAGAATTAATATTAAATACAATCATTGGAATGCTGAATCTTCAAACGGGAACCCTTTAGTACGTTTAGTTACCGGAGATGGAGGTACAGGTAATGCAACAGTATCTACTGTTATTGATATTGAGTATAATTCTAGTAAGTTTAATACTTACGCAGGTCTATTTTCCTGGGCACCAAGTACAGGAACCATAGCTGGTACAGTATATATTAATAATAACACTTGTATAGGGGATTCTACTTTATCCCCTACTAGCTGGGGAGGGTTTGTAGGACTGTATAGTACCGGAACTATAGCCGGTACAGCCACTGCGTTTATAGATAATAATATAGTAAAAGGGACATCCAGCGCATTCATCAGACTACCTACAGGCAGTCTAAACGATGCTAGATGGAAGATTAGAGGTAATATATTAGATTCAGTAGGGGTACCTGGATACGTAGGGGCTCAGGGGGCAGGTACTCAATATAATAGTGTTACTACTCTTCAAGCAGCACATAGCGCGGCCACTGGCAATACCGAAGGCATAAGTAACATTAACGAGTTTTTCAGACCTTTACCTGGATCTATAGCATTGACAGGTCGTAATGATTTAGGTTACGTTAGAGATGTAGAAGGTAAACAAGGTAGAAAATACGCTGGTAATTATACTGTTTCTAAATTTAGTATTAAGTAATATAAGGATTCTAATGGCTGTAAATTCTGGTAAGAAGTCACGAAAAGTATTGCAAAGTGATAATAGGGCTGAAGAGTACGTAGCGCATAAATTCAAAGAGATCACTACTCTAAATTATGCTCAACAACTATACGTGGAAGCTATTGAAGATAGCGAGATAATTTTTGGAATTGGTAGTGCTGGTACCGGTAAGACTTTCATAGCTACTCACTATGCTGCTAATCAATTGTATCATAAACGAATTGAAAGAGTAATACTAACCAGACCTAACGTTGAAGTTGGACGAGGCCTGGGCTTCTTGCCAGGAACTATAGAAGAAAAGTATGAACCATACTTAGAACCTTTTGACGCAATATTTAGTAAGTTTCTGGGTAAAGGCTTTTATGAGTATTGTTTAAAGAGCAAGAGTATAGACCCTAGGCCCTTAACACACATGCGTGGAGCTACTTTTGACAATTGTATAGTGTTAGTCGATGAATGCCAGAACATGACTAAGACAGAGTTCAAGATGATGTTGAGCCGTATAGGTAAAAACTGCAAGTTTATTTTATCGGGCGATCCTAGCCAAGCCGATATTCCAGGATCTGGCCTACAAGACGCAGTAGATAGATTAAAGCATATTGCTGGAGTGTCTACTATAAAATTTGAAGATTCCGACATTGTACGTAGTAGAATGTGTAAAGAAATAATTCTAGCGTATAACAATTGAAAGTTATTAATGAAAAAGATACTATTATATCTTATAGCTAGTTTATTAACAGTAAACATAGCTATAGCACAGACCTCTAGTTGCCCTACTGTACAAACCAATCTAAAAGATAATGTGATACTGGTACCTGAATTTACAGAAGCTCCTAACTGTATTCATGATTTAGACGCTATAAAGGACATATCTTATACTACTACAGGTAATCTTGCTCATAAGTTTGATCTATACAGACCAGCTGTTAATCCTGCTCCAGTAGTAATATGGATTCATGGGGGAGGCTGGGCTAATGGAGATAAAAGCAATATTCAGCAGGTAAAACGTTTAGTATGTGCCGGATACGCGGTAGCTTCTATTAACTATAGATTATCCGGAGAAGCGGTATTTCCTGCGCAAATACAGGACATAAAAGCAGCTATTAGATACATTAAACTTAATGCAAGTACTTTAAATGTAAAAGGTACTAGAATAGCTACTTTCGGATCATCTGCCGGTGGGCACTTAGCCGCCTTAGCCGCTACAGCTAGAGTGGTACCAGAGTTTGAGGACACTACTTTAGGTAATAGTGGGGTCTCCAGTTCTGTACAGGCTGCAATTTCCTGGTATGGGCCTACAAAGTTTGACGAAATGGATAGTCAGCTACAGTTGCAAGGCTGCTCTACTGGAGGAAGTAATCATAACGATGCTACCTCCGCGGAATCTAGAGTATTAGGCTGCGAGGCAGGTCTATTAGACCCTACCTGTGCTGAACAGATAACAAGCGCTAATCCTATAAGTTATGTTGGTACTTTTGTACCTCCGCCTATGTATATATTACACGGAGATCAAGATTGTACGGTACCTATGGGACAAAGTCAATTATTAAAAGAAGCTATTGATTCGGTTAATAGATGTGCTATTCGTAGAGTTGTACAGGGAGCTAGTCACGGTAATAGAGGAACCTTCCCCTGGACTTCTCAGCCTATTCAAGAAACCACCGTAGATTTTCTTAATAAGTTCTTAAAATAAAAAAAGCCCCTACAGTATAGTGCTGTAGGGGCTTTTTTCTTTATGAGTATCGGCTGTTTAATTTAGCTAAGTACAGACTTTCCTGAAGAAGGTATCCTTCTAGTTGCCAAATTGCATCTCTGGCGTTCCTAAACGAAATGCTTCTACCTATTTCTTCATCAAAGTTTTCGGGGCTAACAGTGCTGGCCTCTCCTCTAACGGTAAATCCATTACGTAGCGTAATTTCGCATACCATTACTTTACCACTAGGTAGCATAGTATACGTTACTGTTGTAATGGCCGCATCAATGTCAGCAGGAGTAACCCTAGGGGCGTTGAGTCCTTTAGACTTGATCATTGATTCAATTTCGTCCATTTCGTTACCTTACTGGGCAAGCGCCCGTTGCGCAATCTGCATCGCTTAGTTCAAAGAAATTCTCGTCTTCCGTACTATCTTTAGCAACTACGTTATATTCCATTATAACACTGTCTTCTAGTTGCGGAGACTGCTCGTCTATATATACAGGTAGAAGTTTGGCTACATAAGCCTCATAGATTTCCTTAGTAGTCACTTCTTGCGGCAGATATGGATAACCTAAATCCGCCGCAGTCTTGCTAGCATCATTTCTAAATAAGAAGCTTACAGCAACATAGCTATCCCAGTTACTGTATAACCAGTCTACAATTTCTTCAGTTTCATCAACACTATAACTTATAGTGCAACTTACGTTTTGCTGACAGTAGCTATCCATTAGCATTTTATATACTTCTAGCTGTTGTATAGCAGTATCGTTGTTAACTTCTTTACCGTTTACAATGTCGAAATCGACCCCCTCGTTTTTAACAGGGAATGTAATTAACGTAGCTGAATCATCATATGGATGATTAAATACATTATAGTTAGCCGCACGCAACTGCTCTACTAAAGGATCATATTTACTGAACGCCACATTGTTGAGAATGAATTTACCTAGCGGTTTGTGCATTCCCTCATACGCGTCGTAACATTTACTTTGAGTACCCTCAGGCTTAAGCGCTGTTACGTTTTTAGGCCTTGGTAGTCCTAGCTCATCCGCCATTTCATATGCAGCAGCTGTAGCAGATCTTTCTAATCTACGATATTCATATGAACGCATATCGGTACGTCCAGCTACGCTCATTAGAGACACACCACATAGGCGTAGATGCTCATTATTAAGGTGCCATGCTTCTTGTAGAATACCGTCTCGGAAATCCACTACCGTCTGTCTGTAGTTAGCTCTAGCAACTATTCTAGCAGCAGCATGTAATCCTAATACGTTTCCTTTAAATTTAAGTAAGTCAATACTTACTAAATTACAGAACCCTTTATTGGGTAATAGAATTTCTGCACAAGGATTCATACCTTGAGCCCAAGGAGCTCTAGCTCGAAGCTGTTGTCCGTTAATTAAACCGGGTTCTCCGTTTCCGCCACGATTTATCTTTTCGAACCAAGTAGTAAGTTCACGTTTAGTAGGCTTCTTCCAGAAAATAATAGAATTATTACTCTGGCTACGGTGCTGTTTACCATTATCCCAGATACCTACCTTAGCTTCCGCAAATTCGTATACAGCAGCATTGTAGTCATCCATTACGGCAATTTGCGCACTTCGGCGCGTGGATAGCACCGTACCTAATAGGTTCATAATATCCAGAATGTCTATTTCGGTAAGTAAGGAGTCTGCTTTTGCGTTTAGAAGATCATATACTTGTGTGTAAGCTTTGGCCATGCCTACGTCGCCCTGACTCAGCCAACCATAATTTTTTAAACGTATTCCAGGCTTACGAATCTGACTAAAGTCCAGAATAAGTTTCTTTGCTGGGTACTTGCCGGCTAGCATTTTTCCAATACTTTTGGCCCATGCTTCAGCCGAGTCGCCTACGCTAAGGGTCCATATCTTGTTTGTGGCATCCCAGTTTTCTTCGTTATTTTCCCTACCTTTACTGGTAGAATTATTACTACGAATAATTTCTAATTCTGGAATATAGTTACGAAAACCAGTTAAAGTACCACTAACTGGCCTAAAGCCTACACCGCACCCCTGCAATAGTAGCCAGAACACATCAACGGCGTCATATACCGTTTCCACGTTAGTAAAGCTACAGTTGAACATACTAGCTTCGCGGCGACGCGCTATATCCGTACCACCAAGCCATAGGGTACGACCTGCTACTGCTAACTTACGTGCTAGCAGCAATTTTCGTAATTCTTCTAGTTCCTGAATTTCGGTACTATTAAGATATACCCATTCTTGTAAATCAGGAGTAACATCATGCAGCGGCATGCCTTCTAGTACATTAGCAGTTTTTGCTCTTTCCCATAAAAAGGTCTGGTGCAGTATAACTCTATTTACCGTTTGCGCCCACGTTTCAAATACTGTACCTTCAGCGTTTAAAGGCCTATTATACGTACGACGTGTTATTACTTGTGCTCTTGTACTTACTGCCATTAATTAGTGCTCCCAAACCCATTAACTCCACGAACAGTATTATTCCAATCAGAATCATTCTGTACAATAAAATTAGCTAGTACAATAGGTACTATTACTAGTTGGGCGATTTTTGTTGAACCTGCTTCTATTTTATACGGAACAGTACCGTCATTAGCTAGAATTACTTTTATATTACCTCTGTAGTCGGAATCAATTACGCCTACGCTATTCGCTAGCCTTACTCCAGTTACTCCTTGACTAGATCGACTAAACACCAATCCTACATAACCAACAGGTATTTTAACAGCTACTCCCGTATCTAACATAGAGGAATGTTGACCTGGCATTAATACATAGTCACTAGTGCATTTTAGGTCTGCTCCTGCATCTGACGGATGGGCTCTAACCGGCGTCAGCATTGGACTACTTACTTTAATATCTATATTCATTTAACTACTACAACTCCTAATATGTACACTAAATTAACTAGTACTGCTCCGTACATAGTGTATAAAAAATCTTTTCCAGAGGCTTCGCCTTTGCCACTATAAACACTATAGACTTCTTTAAAAGCAGCTAAGGCAGCTACGATAGTCATAGACACCGCCGGAGGCACCCACCATAAATCAGACATAGACCTAGCTAATAACATTAATACTAGGGATCCTAGTATTAGGCAAGTAGCCAGCAATTCTCCGTATACTACATGATTTGCGTAATCCTGTCTTAATAGAATTGCTTTTTTAATAGCGTTATCAATTATTTCCATCTAAATATTCCTTTAAGACTTTATCAATAGTGGCACAGTTTTCTTCGCCTAACGCTTCTGCACAATTAGACTGTAAATCCATTAGCCTATAGTTAAGAAGTAGTGCTTCAGCCCCAAAGTCATTAAGGTTAGCAATATGCTTATACTTGCTAGATATGGGCAAAGATGCAATAATATCGTAAGTAGAGCCGAATTCTTGAACAAGTGCAAAGGCTTTTTTAGGGCCAATACCTGATACGCCAGGTATGTTGTCGCCAGTGTCGCCAGTAAGACACTTAATACTAATATGATCATCGATGCTATAATCATAATGCTCATGCCAGTTATCATAAGTTATCTGCTTTCTAGTTACATAGGAAAATCTAGATACAGACTCACTTATAAGCAGATCCCAGTCTTTATCTGAACTAATAAGCCATATCTTGTTCTTTTTTCTACGCTTGTTTACTATATAAGCGGCAATGTCGTCTGCTTCGCATTTATCAAAACGTAGTAGTGGGTAGTCATGCCCCTCGGCATACACATCCATAACTCTCATAAACTCTTCAAAGAATACCTCGAATTCTGCGCGTTCTTGTTCAGTTTGTGTTTCTTGTTTATCTTTACGATTTTGCTTATATTCAGGAAATAAGTTTTTTCTATAGGAGCTACTACCAGCATCGCAGGTAATAATAACTTTAGCTGCTTTATAAGATTTTTTCAAGCTATCTACTGTATGTAAGTAATCATCTACGAAACTTTTAGCTTTAGAGTGTTTATATCTAAATGCTAAATTTAGGGCGTCTACCACCATTACTGTATTTGGCTCAGCGGTAGTCATTTGTTTAAAGCTTACTGTCATTTTATAAATTTAGGGTTATCATGTAATAGCCAATCTTCTAGAAGTGCAATATATAATTCATGCTCACCTACTTTGATAAAGATGTATCTGTAGTCGGAGTTTGGCATATCCTCGTAGCTAACAAATATTTTACTACGATTGAACTTAAAAATCAAGACAGGTTTTCTGCCTACCTGAATACCTTGCCTTGATGTTTGCTGCCACCATTCTATAACTTGAGGTAGCTTATGAGTCAGTATACCACTGTTTATATGATCTTCGGCGTAGTGCTTAACTTCTACACAATATAGGTTAGATTCCCCCGGTACGTATAAATCTCCTTTCAGCAGATGCTTAGGATCTAAAGCGCCCGACCCAGGAGTTCGTTCCCACGATAGTCCAGTGTGTTTCCTAAGTATATTACGTACGTCCGTTTCTGCTTTAGCGCCTTTAGCTCTTACATCTACCATTATTCAATCCTTGATACATTATTCTCCTTTACTACATTAATTTTTTCTAGTAATGGATGAGAGAACCCATGGCTGACAAGAATAGTATTTAAATGTTCTTCTTTTAATAGAACTTCTACTAATCTTTCTTTTCCGTCTACATCTAAGGACTCTACGGTTTCGTCTAATATAAGTAAATTAATAGTTGTATTAGACAACGACTGCATAAGCTTTCTGATAGCTAGCAGAGTAGATACGTTGACTCTTGCTAATTCGCCATTACTTAGTGCAAATATATCAATATCTACACCGTTATCAGTTATAATTACATCTAACTTATCCGCAGATGTAATCTTAAAGCCTAGTTGGAATCTACCATCGCTCATATCCAATAGATATTTATTAGTAATATCTTCTAGATCTTTGACTAAGGTTTCTATCTTATATGCTACCAGCCCTGTAGGGCTAAACGTTTTAATAAGTATTTGTAGATTAGATACCCTAATTAACTGTTCCTTTTCCTGAACCGTTAACTTCTCTAAGTCTTTCTCCATAGAGTCTTTTTGAGTAAGCATTACTTCTACCCTAGCGTTGTGCGCCGAAGCGCGCTGATTGTGCTTACTAGCCTTATCTATAGCACTAGAGTTTGCATCTATATTTGCTTTTAACAGTTTAATTTCGTCTTCGATAATAGAAGCTACTAACTGTGTTAGCGGTAAAGTTTTGTCTATTAATGCGTGATACTTTTCAATCTCCGCCTGTTTAGTTAGAGAAGTGTTATATTCTTCTAGTAACTTTTCTGCTGCTAGTTTTTCAGTAGTAATAGTTGATACTAACTGTTTTGCTGCTGGCAATGCTGCTGTGCACTCTTCTACTATTTTTTTCTTGTGGCTACTATCTATAGCCTGCCCGCAGCTAGGGCATTTGGATAAAATAGGTCCTGCGCCAGATATTCCAGTTTGTAGCTTAGTTACATGACTTTTAGCAGTAGCTAACCTAACACCTATTTCGGTAAGATCTATATTAGGGGCGCTGACAGATGTAAAAGATATACTTGATAATAGCTGAATATACTTATTATTTTGTACGATCTTTTTATTAGTACTTTCTAGCTTACTAAGATCTAACTGTTTTGCGGCTAGAGTAGTTGGGCTTATAGTATCTTTTTCTGGTATTGTTACTAATTCTATAGGAATTAGGTCTTCATTTTTAAATTTGGCAATCCATGACTTAACTGAATTTAGCTTAGCTTGTGTTATCTCTAGTTCTTTATTAAGCTCTTTTAGCTGTAGTTTAAAGAATTCGGCAGCCTTAGTATATTTGGTTAGATTCAGTAGATCGATTAAAAACTTTTTACGATTAGTATCTGTAGCAGTTAAAAACTCTAAACTAAATGGATCGCTTTGATACACTATCTGTGAGAAAGCTTTATGATCGATACCGAGTATTTCTTCTATCAGCTTGTACGTTGCTGTAGAGGTATGTCCACTTATATCTTTTCCGTCTTTTGTTAGCACTACTGTCTGCGTACTACCTCTTGTAGTAGTAATAGTATACAGACTCCCATTATTCTCAAAATCAAGACTAATAGTGTAGCTCTTAGACTTAACATATCTATTTAGTACATTGGTACGCTTTATACCTTTAGAGTTTTTATTAAATAAAACTTCTTCTAGAATAGAAGCGATACTGCTTTTACCGTGTCCGTTTTTGCCTACTAATTGTAATAAAGGGCATGCGTCTAAACTTATGGAGTTGTTATCTCCATATGAAAAAGCGTTAGACCATCTAAGTTTAATTAATCTGGTCATTAATAAGAGCCCTTAGTTGCTCGTATCCGCCTATCAACTTACCATTGATAAGTATCTGCGGTATAGATTTAGCACCGTTAGTAGCTTCGAAAAACTCTTTTTTGCTATCAATACCCATTATAGCTCTATACTCGTAAGCTAATCCTTTAGAATCTAATAGGCGTTTGGCCATATCACAATACCTGCAATTGGCTTGGCCCCATACAATTATATTAGTCATGGTCGACATATTTCGAAAACTCCATTATTAATTCGTTAACCTTGTACTCGTCTAATTCTAGAATATATAGTAAGTACTCGCGTACTTCATCAGCTAGACTCATATCAGCTGCTAGTATTAGAGCTATATCTGATACTCTACGTAAAACTTTCTTATCAACTAGTTCGCTGCTTTCAATCATAGAAAGCTCACTTACATCACCTTCTACTTCATATACTACGTGATCGTATTCTCCGGCTGGCATTGGCTCGCCTGCTCGGATTGTTTTACGAATAAGTTGCGGAAGTTCGAGCTTGACCCACCTATGATCAAGTGTAGTAGTATCAATAATGATAACACCCGTATCGACACGGCTGCGATGGAATGAAGTAGTGACGGGGGATCCAGGATAAAGAATATTGCGCTGGCAATTATCATAAGAATGGAGATCACCAGCGAGGACCACTTGCCATCTATCAAATAATTCCAGGGAAACCTCAGGCTTGACATGGGGCGGTATTTCTCCTCTTACGTGAGTGCATAAAATATCTCCGTGAAAATCTATATCCGCCGGATGATACTCTTTCAGCTTATTATAGGGAATGAAGTCTATATTCTCGTAGCTATAGAAATCATCAATAATCTGTATCTTAGGATTCAGTCTACTAGTTACTTTCTTTAGATTAGTAAGAAAGGTAGTATTTTTCTTAAGAGCCTCATGATTCCCACTATAGATAAAACACTTGGATTGTATAGCTTCTATTAGATCGTAGTATAGCTCTAATTCTTCCATACTAGGTATCTTATCAAAAATATCCCCACCTAGTATGGTTAAATCTACCTTGGCGCTGAGATCTTTGAGTTGACTAAAGAATAACTTAAATCTATTTTTTGACCATTCCGTAGGTACACCCTTCTGTCCTAACTTTAAATGAATGTCTGCTGTGAATAGTATTTTCATGTGTATAATCTAATTATATGAAAGTCTTCCGACACTAATCTAGCAGGTATTAAAACACTAAGTAGTAATTTATAGAAATCTTCTGGAGTCTCTCTATATTCATCAAATATAACGCAATTTAGTTTTAATCCACTAAAACTACGTCCCATGAATTTACGTCTTTCAACTTCGTAATCAAAATAACTACTTAAGTAGTTGCCATACATTAAGGAAGACGTACTGGTATGTATTTTATTAGCTGCGTAAGTTTTACCACTGCCTCTAGGTAGCTGTAATGCTATAGTTCTGTATTGTCGAATTTGTTGTGTAAGACCTATATAATTGCAAGTACTAGAGGTGTCCACCATATACTTTCTAGCATCTTTTATAAAATCAGTAATGTGCATTTATGTATCTCCAGTGAGAAAAGCCCCCTATAGGCTCAACCTTAGGGGGCTTTTTATTTTTATAGATCCGATACGGCTTCGGCAGCTTCAGCGGGAACTTCTTCCTCGGCTTGAGCGCCCTTAGCGATCTTTTCTAAAGTGGCTAATACTTCTTCCGGAGTTGCCCTAGGGTACTTAGCGTCAATACCCGGATCCGCAGCAATTGCGGCTAGCTCTTCAGCCGTTAGTGCACGACGCTTGCACTTCAGGGCGGCTAAGGTATACTCAACGTTGAAAGTGTGCGGGCCAGTTTTAACTCGCTTGAACACAATATCCCACCCTGTTTCAGGATCTGTAGGATCACCTAATTCTTCCGCTGCGGTTTTGATTTGTTCAAACAGCTTCTTCTTAAGGTTCAGTACCTTAACAGCTCCGCCATTCTTAACGTCAATACAGTTAATACTGTACGACCAGCTGCACTTAAGATCAGGGTAAAACTCTGGAACGTGATCAACTACTAAGTTGTTGAACTTTTCCTTCTCACGATCAAATGCTAGGCACTCAACAGGGATATCTTTATTATTAGTACCCTTTAACCAATATAGATATCGCGGCAAAATGCCGCCAAAAATACGTACAACGTTATCGCCATCAACGTACTTGTATGAGTCTACCTGAGACTTAATCGCTTTGCCTTGAGTATTGCCGAATGCTAATGCCATTTTCTTTCCTTATTTGCTCTTCAAATTTAAACAGAATATCTGTTCTAGTGATTTTTAATAGTGGATTTAATACTAGACTGGAATAATCTAAATCAGGATAATAAGACTTAGGTAAACTTAAAACACCGTACTCTTTGAATAGAGTATAGTCTCGTCTACCTGCTAGTTTTATATATTGTATGATTAAAGAAGTCTCAAAGTGTTTAGGAGCATTAAATAAAGGCTCCGGCCATACTATGAAACTATTTCCGTATAGATTTAGTTTAGGTATTAAATGTTGTTTTTTAGGTATTTTCTTATAATAGTGATTCGATAATAGTGATATAAAACGACTATCACTACCTGCAGCTTCTAGCTCTAAATTATAAAGGTTAAACATTAAAGCCATAACTGCCTCATCGAACATTTATTATACCATTTACAACTTGCATATGCAAGTATAAATTTTATATGCTAACTACTTCCCAGCCTTTATCCATATAAAGACCCAGACGAACATTATTCTGTTTCTTGTCTGCGGGGCCAGAAAACTGTAGGTCTATAATAATAGGGTCTAATTTATTAGGGTGCCTTCTCATAATACGTCCGGCTAATTGTTCTAATAGCGCCTCGTTAGATATAGGAGTAGCTAAAATTAGACAGCTAAGAATATTTACTGAGATACCTTCCGAGAATATTTGTCTCGAACCAGCAACGATGGAAGCTTTGCCACTTTCAAGTTTTGATTCGATTCCGTTACGTTCCTCAAGTGAGGTTTCGCCAATAGCCAGCACACATTTTTCACCTATAATATCCTTTATATTCTGTAAAAATTCTGTTCTATCGGCTACTACTAGTACTTTATGTCCCATAGCAGCCTGCGTTTTAGCTATAATAGCTACGTATTCTTGGTAATCTGGATCGTAAAGTAGATTATTTATCTTTTTGGCCCATACAGCTCCTGGAGTTAAGGATACTCCTGTACGTAGTAGTTTGACAGTAGGATTTACTGTATTATTTTGAGGAGGCACAAATACTTTATTTCCAAAGTAATCAGCAAACATTATATGTTTGCCGTCTTTTCGTTTCATTGTACCACTTAATCCTATACGATATCTAGCATGCATTATATCTATAGCTGTAGTAAATGTAGAAGCAGGGCAGTGGTGAGCCTCATCCATTATTACAGTGCCAAACTCTTTGCTTAACTCTTGTGCATACTTAGTAAATGTCTGAATATTAGCCACTACAATAACGTGATCTATATCGTAACTACTAGAGCCTATTATACCTGCCTGCATACCAAATAGCTTTTCTACTTCGCTTATCCACTGATCTCGTAGAAATGTATTATGCGTTATGATAAGCGTTTTCTGACCTAGTTTCATTGCTGCGTATAACGCTATAAATGTCTTACCCCAACCAGGTAACGCATTTATAAAGCAGGTGTCTTCCAGCTCATCAAATACTAGCTTTTGGTCATCTCGTAGCTGTAGCCGCGGAGTCGGAAAAGGCATAGAATTAGTAACTCTTTTGTCAACAATTTCATAGTCTTCAGGAATAAGATCAAGTCTACCTTGCGGTATACTTAACACATCTCTAGGAAAACTAGTGTAATTACGTATAATTTCTATATGCTTTTTTACACTACCTTGCGAACCATACTTTTGCTCTAATTTATATGTAAGGGCTTGTTTTATAGAATCGAAACCTTCCTTAGGCTTACCTAAGTAGATTCTATTTGATATTACGGCTTTCAATATATATTTGCTCTAGTTATAAGGCCCATACGTCTAGCAGTATCAATCATGTTGCCGGTACCTTTACTAGTGCCATCCCATACAGCTAGTAAGCCGTCCGCATATCTAGCCATATCCAGATTACGCATTATTCCAGCTTTTCTACCATACTTAGCCCATTCAGCAGGCATTACTACTAAAGGTACACCGAAAGCTTTAGCGTAGGATTCTCCTAAACGATCCACTCCCGCAGCTCCACCCGATACTATCTCAGTTATAGGAGCAACGGTAGAATCCCATAAATAAATTAATCTATGTACGTATTCTTCATCGGTAATAGTTCTACTACCTGCTACAATTAGTTTCATATTCGTCTAGTGGTGTTATCATACTTAGTGTCGTAAACGCCGTACAATATAGACATTGCTCCTATTGTTAGAATTCCGGCGTATTTCTCTTGGGGTGTTGGCGCATAGAGCGATTTATACCTGGCAGTAGAACCTTCCAATTCTAATAAGGCACCACCTGTAGAAATAGGAATTACTTTACTAATTCGTTTAAAGTTTAGCTTAGCGGACTGAGTTTTCTTGTAGTTAAAAACCATCCCATTATTATCTATAAACCAGGTTTTACTAGTAGCCAATTTAATCATGTCGCCTAAAAAAAATATAGCTTTACTTAATCTACGCATGCGTACTCCGTCGCGTAGAAGGGACACCCTTCTAAGTCCGAGAGTGTCCCCCTCTATATTTTTGTCATCAACAATAACTATATTAGTTATTGTTTTCCCGTCTTCTTCGTGTATTGTAGCATAAAAAGTTACTTTATCTACTGTAAGTGGTTTACTTAGGCCCAACAGGAATACGGGATAAGCTACCTGACTCAAAGCTGTAATACTTGTCAAATTTTCCAAATGAATAGTCCTGTCCTACTTCTTGATCTACTCCGATTGGAGTCATCGGAATAGAGCAGCCTCGATCTTTTTGAGTTTCTCTACGAAGTATAGCGCAATACTCTTCAACATCTTCATCTTTAACTATAGCGACAATAGAGTCGTGTACTAACATGAATATCTTAGCATCTAGATGCTTAATAGCGTTAGCAGTATCTATTGCTCCTAGTAAGTTAACATCGGAACAAATAGACTGTACTTCAGAGTTAATTCCTGAGCGAACTTCGTGTGCTGCAATACCCTTATCAGAAGAAAATACATTGATTAGTCTACGCTTACGACCAAAGAAGGAATATGTAAACCCATTAGCTCGTATAAAACTTTCTCTATCTTTTAGCCACTTCTTTAACTTATTGAATTTAGTAAAATAAGTGCTAATATCTTCCTTAGCTCTATCAATACCATAGTACTCACCGGTTGCTTTACTAACAGTGTCACTTACTTTTTGTGGGCCCGATCCATACAGAATACCAAAAGAAATAGCTTTAGCAGACTGTCTCATGTCTGGGTATAGTTCTTTAACGTCCTTAGCTTCGCAGGGTAAATCAAATACCATTTTAGCAATACTGCTGTGGAAGTCTCCACCCTTATCCACGAATACTTTTTGTAGATTTTTATCTCCGCTCAGTACAGCTGCGTAATACATCTCCCCTGTTTGCAAGTCCTGAGAGACTATTTTATACCCATCAGGGGCTACGATACAGCCCTTAATGATTGGATTGTCTCTAGGTATTTGTTGCGCGTTAAATTTACCACTACTAGACAGTCTACCAGAAGTAGTAAATATAAGATTGAAGTTTGTACGAATTCTACCATCTCTATCTATCTGAGGCAGAATTTTACTTATGTAAGTATTTTTAATCTTAGTAAGTTGACGCACTTTAAGAATAGCCGCCGGAAGAGGGTGGTCTTCACTCAACTGTTCTAATACTTCTGCGTCAGTAGAGATAGCCCCCGTTGCTGTTAGCTTACCTGTAGGAGTAAGGTTTAGATAGTCAAACAATACCTTACGTAGCTGCTGAACAGAGTTAGGGTTAAAGATCACTCCTTGCTCTTGCTCAAACAAAGCTATTTCAGGAAACTCATAAATAGCTAACCTAGCCGCATCAATCTCGTTATCTAGATAGGTATCGGCTACTCTCATACGCTTAATACTAATAGGTATACCTACTTCTTCCATATCATTAAGAAACAAAGTACCTGGTAATAGTAGCTTGTAATAAACCGAGCTAAACTTTACGTTTCCATCTATAATAGGCCTGAACTTATAATAAAGTTCTAGAGTAGCTGTAGGGTCTATAGCCGCGTATAAGGAAATAATTTCAAACGGAATTAAATCCCAAGTAAAATCGTCTCGAAGAATTGAATGGGTAGAACAGTACGATGAAATAAATTCGGATAGATCCGCATCGTAATCTCCGTATTCCGTGTATTTAAGCGCCAAAGGCTTTAAACCGTGTGATCCGTTTTCGTCTAGAATGTAGTGCATAACCATTGTATCGTGAACATGGTCTCTGCGAAATTTAATGCCAAAATGATATTCTATCATTTTGAAGTCAAATTTCAGGTTATGAAATACAATTTCCTTGGTATCAACAATTTCTTGATATATACCTAATAGTTCGTCGTCTAAAACATCTGATAAAATATATCTACCATAACCCTTTTTATAGGATAGAGACATACCTAAAATATGCCCATCCCTAGGGTAAAGTGCAGTTGTTTCAGTATCTGTTGCTACTGCCGGGGCATCACTGTGTAGAATTTCCAGTAAGAATGCTTTAGCTTCTTCTCTATTGTCTATACCTTTAAAGTCTCCGGCAGTATTACGTTTAATACCGTTAGAAACATATAAGTTAATTCGTTCTACTGCCCTATCAAAGTCTTGTTTACCTTCTGGTTTAAACAGTAGCACCGCTGGATTAGTAAGAGCTACAAATTTATCTTTAATTAACTGCCCTGCATAATTTGTAACACTAGTAATTTTTGCGTACTCTTTAGCCGCTTCAGATCCTACCAATATAACTAGATCATAGTAGCTTAAATCAATTTCTAAGTCTACATCCCTTTTAAGTAGCTTTTGTACTGGAACACTGGACATATGAAAGTGTTCGTAACTAAATGAAAAGTATTTACTATAGTCATTTCTAGAAGGGGCTTTATCAATTATTGCTATTTTCATGTATGTATTTTTTATATATGTCTACTTGTGACTGGTTCAGGTTTCCTGGGTCTAGCTCGTCTTCTAACTCTAGAATATACACTTGGAAACCTAAATCTTCTAGAATAGGCGTGAGCTCCTTCATAGAGTTTCTGCCTGCGTCATCCCCATCAAACATTAGGTATAGCTTATGAATACCTTGAGCTTTTAAAGGAAGCAGCATATACTTGGCTTCCTTTTTTAGAGTATTAGTTCCAAAACAACAAACTACATTTTTTATACCTTTGTCGTATAGATTTAACATATCAAATATGCCTTCTACAAGAACTGCGCTAGTAGTAGCTTCTTCAAATATCATAGGGTAGCAGGGTACAGGCCTGCCAGAAGGAAATATCTCGTAACGCTTCTCAGCATTACTAAGTACATGCCTACCTAACAGTACTACACATTTGCCAGTAATATCTCTTATAGGAAAACATACTCTATCCTCTAGCTTTTCCTCTCCGGTAGTATAAAAAGCTTCAAACTTTTTAAGAGTACTTACGGATATACCCCTAAAGACTTTAGTGTAAGGGTAAGAATCTTCTGGTAAAGAGACCTCCGAAACTGTAGCAAGCTCGAGTAATTTGGCTTTTAGCTTAGAAACTTTTACAGGAATTGGTGTAGTTAATATACCATAGTGTCTGAATAGGTTTCTTTTCCATCCGCAGGCAAAGCAGTGCGCAATACCTGTAAGCTTATCAATTCTAAGGGACGGACTAGAATCGTCATGCTTAGGGTTTAAGCACCGTATTAGATAGTCCCTACCTGAGACGGTAAAGGCTAATTTTTGATTATTTAATAGATTTAGTACCGCGTCACTCATTATTACCAAGGAGCGTCAACAGCCCCTTCTCCTGTTTTGTGAGAAGTTTTTTCTTTCTTCTCACTTTTCTTTTCTGCTTTTTCTGGCTTGTCGATAGAAATTGGGGATATATTTAAAGTATCCCAATCAATTGGACTGGTAAAGCTAATAGGAGGACCCCCACGAATTTTAGTCGTATGGAAAGACATAGCCTTAGCCTCTTTCTCGTGAGACTCCATAACAATAGCAATATCCGCAGCGTCTAGAATGCCTTTAGCGAATCTAGCCTCTCCTGAAGCATCTATCTGGTAAGGTGAAAACATAACTACGTCATGTTTTCTAGCAAGCTCCTTAAGACGTTTAGATATAATTATCTGAGGTTTCCAGTCAAACTGATCTGTACCACCACCATCATGCACTATCTGATTTAAGTAGTCAACAACGCAAACTGTAAGTTTATCCCCGAATTTAGCCTTTAGCTTACCTAAATGTAGATCTATAGATGTAAGAGTCAAAGCTCTATCATCTATTATGATTATCTGATTATCTGGTTTTAGAGATTTTTCTCGTACTAGTCTAGATTCGAACTTGAACTTATCGCGCGAGTATATATATTCTTGAACTAAGTCATCTGCGTCCTGAAACATTTCTGCTCTAGACTTAATAACCTTTAATAGGTCATCTTCAGACAAGTTATTCTGCTTTAGTCCCATATAAGGCACATCAGCTAAAATAGCTTGATTTCGTTCTAACACTTCGTGCGCAATCATTTCGATTGTAAATAGTACAGCAGTATTACCACTTCTATACTGATTAGCACATATATTACTAGATGTAATGGATTTACCAGCTCCCCGCGGGCCACCTAGAAGAATTAGTTCCTGTCTAGCTACACCGCCTAGTACGCTGTCAAATACGTTATTTAGTCCAAGGTACACTCTATCACGCTTTAGATCGTCTGGAGACTTAAACAGCATGATATCCGCCATGCTATAAACACCCTCAGTAGTTAGAGTTTTCTCATCTAACTTTAGTACTATATCGGCTAAGTTGTCTTTTATTTCCTGCGTGTCATACAAAGGTAGTTTATCAATAAACTTATCTAATAAGTGTACTGTCTGATCCTGTGTATATTGATCAATTAATGCATCTAAAGCTACTTCTGCACTAATATCGGGCTCGTCTATTAGTTTAAGAATAGCTAAAGTATTTTTTGCTACTCCTTCTCTAACTTCTAGATCGAGCTCTTCGAAAGATGGTAATAATCCGTAGCGGTCATAATGCTTAGAAATGGCACTATACACGCTAGAATAAGAGGAGTCTACAAACGCTAGCTTTAATTTACTCCATATTTCTAGATCACGTTCAGTCAGTAGCTTGTTTAATACAACTGCACTGCAGTCCATTATGCTACGCGTCCTTCATTGTCTATAATAACTGCATCTAGAAGTTCTTCTAACTTCTTTAAAGTTTCAGCTCTTAATAGTTGTAGGTCTTGTTGATAGCTATACTTACTGTCATATAGTATAGATAGCTGCCTATGAGTAATTACTTGCTGAATTCCGAAGTATATTAGGTCGTGTGGCGCAAATGAGTCAGGTTGAACCTGAACTTTTGCTGACTTGCCATAAGTCTGGTGGGCTAGTTTTACAGCCTCTTCAACAGTAAGTATTGTATCGTCATGATAATTTATTGTTACATGCATTTTTATTATCCAAATATTTAATATAGTCCAAATCCATAACTGGAGAAATGCATATTATTTCTTCATATGTATCAGGATATCCTACAGATACCACTCCAGCTCTATAGCTTATTGATAAGCAGAAGTCTGCTGTTTTCGGTAGCTGTGAAGTGTCTATAATTAGTTCGCCAATAGGAGCGTTATAATCAAAACTAAGAACAACGGGTATCTTTGTATATTTAGTGCTCATTATAATTCTCCAATGCTAAAAGGCCGGAGGGGTAAGTCTCCGGCCTTTTAAATTACCTAATATTAGGCAGTAACAGTTGCTGCTTTATTTGCAAGCGCTTTTTCTTTCTTTGCAGCGCCATCATAATCTACAACCTTAATACCACGACGGGTCAGTAGAGTACGAACACCTCGTTCGGTCTTATCGACTGCCTTGGCAATATCAGCCACGGTCATCTTTGACAGAGCGTCACCAAGAGCCACAACAGGGTCAACGTTGTCCTTAGCATGGCTCTCCTTCTGCGAAGGAATCTTTTCTAGCTTACCACTACGAGTAAGAGAAAGAGCCTTGCCGCGTACGCTAGCAATTTCCTTGCCCAGAGCCGCAGCAATGTCTTCGATGAAGCTACCACCCAATGCCATAGCCAGGAACTTAACTTCTTCGGCTTCCGTATAGGTACGGGCAGCCTCCACCTTTTCGGCGGGCTTTACGTGGCTAGTTAGTTCCATAGCCAGTAACTTACCTTGAACTTGCTTGGCACTGAAAGCGCCTTGAGCAAAATGCTCAGCAATTTCCTTATAGGTAAAGGTTCCGCTGTTTTCGGTAACAAAAGCCTTAAGCTCGTCACTTTGTTCAGCGTTAAAGGTAGGAACCTTTTCCTTAGCCATAGAAGCTACTTCGTAGTCCATTTGACGCAGCTTAGCGGCAACGGAACGTACAGAAGTACCGATAGCTGTAGCTAGGCTTTCTACAATAGCGGCTGATACCGGACGCTCAGTACCTACACCAGCGACTAGGGTCGCAACAGTCTCATCAGTCCACTTCTTATTAACAGTTTCAGTCATTTAATGCTTTTCTTTCAATTAGATCATTTAGATCGGTTATAATAGTAATGCCGTATTTTTCGGCGGTTTGTCGTTTGCTAGATGCAAGATTGCCTTCATCAACTAGATAATCCGTAGTTTTTGTAACGGAGTCTACTAGACGGAATCCAGCAGCTCTGAGAATTTCCTCAGCATCCGCCTTCTTCTTATAGGACTTTAATTTTCCAGTAATACACACAGTTTTAGAGTTCTCTGAGGCACTACTTTTATTCGATACTTGGTATGTAAATGGAAGAAAGGGTATAATTTCCTTACCTTCTGTATTCATCCAATTCATTAGGTTTTCAGTAACTTTGTCACCTAGACCTGCTTCTTTACATTTTTCCGGAGTAATTTCATGAATATTAGAAATTACCTTACTTAGCTTAGCTGCTGCAGTTTCACCAAATAAGGGAATAGACATAGCTGCAAGCACTGTTTCCAAACTAGCATTTCTACTTTTTAGAACTTCATCTTGCAGTTTAAGCGCTACTTTTTCTCCGAGTACCTTTCGGGCCTCTTCCCAATCAATATAGTACACTTCTGTGAGCTCTTTTAGTTGCAGTTTTTTAACTGTAACTGGGCCCATACCTTTAATACTTAACACTTTACAAAAGTGTTCAATCTTTTTATTGATCTGAGCTGGGCACGCAGTATTCCTACAGAATAATTGGTCTTTGACCTTATCTAGAGTGTAGGAACATGCCGGGCATTCAGTAGGTTCGTCGATAAATGTTGTGTTTGCTTTTTGCGTCGTCATGGTATTATTATAATACGAAAGCATTTATAAATCAAGTCTATTTTTTCTACCCTGCTTTATACACTACTTGAGGGATAATTTCGCCAGCCCTAACTATGCCAACAATATCACCTATGTACAAATCGAGAGCACGTATATATGCAATATTATTTAGAGTAGCTCGACTAACTAAAGCATCTCCTACCATAACAGGTTCTAGAATTGCTACTGGAGTAACTTTACCGCTTTTACCGGTTTGCCATTCTACATTTAATAGAACAGTTTCTACAGCTTCTTTACGTTCTTTAAGAGCGTAAGCTCCTTTAGGATGCTTAGAGGTATACCCTGCGTCTGTAAATTCACTCTGAGAATTCAATCGGTAAACAATACCATCGCAAGGATAGATATTGTGAATTTCAGGGTCTTTAACAGTATTAAACCCTAAGGCCGACAGCAGTCGCATATCCGTAGAAAACTTACCCGTAGGGGAAGGCTGTATACCATAAGCAAAGAAGGTAACCGCTCTAGTGCGGAACTCATCAGAATCTTTCAGATTCAGACTACCTGCGGCATAGTTTCGAGCATTTTCAATATGCTTGGGGGCAGCAAGTTCACCAGTAATCTGATACACTCCTGAGCCTAGCGGAGAATCTATTAGATTAGTTGGCACTAGAGTAGTAGTTAGGAACTTATCGGTTACAATAGTGCCTTCTGTGCCGTTTCCTCGCGTCAGCGAGCGTACTAGGGATCCGTTAATAAATAGATGAGATACTGCTGCGCCGTCTATTTTTGGGGACCTATCCACGTCTCCAACTAGGCCAGGTGGTTTACCTTCGCCTTCATAGTACTTTTGCAGGCTATACATAGGAAAATAGTGCTTTTCAATATTTTCATGCTGCTTGGCGCCTACCTCTGAAAATCCTGCTGCATTTGCTAAAGCATCAAACTGTTCGTCGCTAATAACCGGCTCGCCGGCGTAATACATTCTAGCACAATGGCTTAGATACTCATGTAGTTTGCTCATTACTTAAATCTTTGCCGTATTGATTGATTATCTCTAATGCTTCAGCTTTAGCACATATTTCTGTTAGTCCAGATAATAGAGCGTATATTACTGGAATAGACGCTGGAATAGATATACCTTCTTTAGAAGGCAAATACCCTTCGTCATAGGACATAAAGTACTTTCTAACATGAATGTACTCTATATCTCTAAAACTATTAACTACTAGGCGTAATTGAAAACCTTTTTCTGGATTCTCATATAAGATTTTTTCGTATAGTAATTCTTCAGACATTTACGCCTAGCTTTCTAAGATGGTCTAGAGAAGCTAGTTCACAAGCTTCTTGATAGGCAAATTGTTTTTGCCTATCAGACATTAGGTAAATACAGTAAATGCCAGGTTTAAATTCACTACGAATTACGGCCAGAGAATCATATCGCATGCTGTAGACTTTTTCTCCCACTTTAAAAGAGTCTCTACAGGCTTCATCTGGAACTAGTCCAGGCTTGAAGTAGTCTTGTGGCACGCTTCTTAAAGGTACTCCGTTAGTTCTCAGAATGCTATTTACAAACGTAGCGCCCCGATAAAGAGAATCTGCAATAGACTCTACAGTACGACCTTCTAGATAGCCTTCAATGGCGAATACAATTTCAGCAGTCGTAGCGGGTTTACCTCTACGTTCTGCACGCTTTTCAGCGTCTTTGCGCTTTTTCTCCAAGTATTTCTCTATCAGGGTACCTAGCCTGGTAGTATTATATGAAATATTTAGTATTGCGCAGGCGTCTTTCTTAGTACCTTTATTGGCAAGTAGTTCTATTACACGATCCATACTGGCATCGTCTAGTCGTTCGGTGTCACCGTTTTTTGATTTACGTGTTGCCATAACAAAAAAGGCTGCACATAGGCAGCCTGTATCTATTAGTTACCTAGAACGGTAACGAAATATGCAGCAGCCTTGCCGGTCATCTTAGACACAATCTCTTCGTCTACAGTCTTGCCGCGAGCCTTAATAGCCACGCGTAGTGTCTCTAGCTGAGATTCTTTGGATACGCGCTTAGCGCCTTCTCCGTCTGTCTTCTTGCCTGCAGTAGTGCCTGTTGCAACTTCTTTCTTAACATAGACATTTGCCTGCACCAGTACTTGACGAACACCGTTAGGAGTCATATCTTCGTAACTGTCAGCAATGTCCTTCATGATTTCTGCATTCGTTTCCGCAGTGGGATCCGAAGTAAGATAAGCTTCTACGATTTCTTTTTTAAGTTCTGGGGTCCAAGTCGTCATTTACTACCTTAATGTATTGTTTTGTTGGGTTTTGGGTGAGCCACAAGCTCATATTCTAATAGCTTGTCGTACATTATACAATAAGACACACACAAATACAAGAGAGAATTTGTCGGTACCAAACTATCCGGGAGGACCTCTGGAGATACCTCTTGTTCACCTGCAATAGATAGAGTTTTCTGTATTACATTTTCAGAAAAAACATAATACTGACTTAATTTATCTAAGTCTACGGTTCGGAATGGTTTAGTTGTCATATATGGTGCTCCAAGTTAGAATCGAACTAACTTCTGATGCTTACAAGGCAACTGTACTACCAATGTACTATAAGAGCTAATTATTGGCGACGAGCCAGAGATTCGAACTCCGACCACACGGCTTTGGAGGCCGGTATGCTGCCGTAACACCTGCAAGTCGCTGATTTAGATTTCTGTCAGATCTGAAATATTTTCGGCTTTAAACTGACGATAGTTATGCTTAATGTCGTACTCTACTTGAAGAGCCTTTAGATCTGCCAAGTATTCATCATACAGATTAGCTGCGTCTGCTGCAAAGTTCTGAGCCTTTTCCGGAGGCATAGAACTTAGGTCAATACCAGCGTACATAGTACCACCAGGAGTAACTAGTGCTAGCAAAGTGCGCTCAGAGGTATCGCCGTTGTCTTTAGTATACGTAAACGTGAAAGTTTTCATTTAAAGTTTTTCCGATTTAAGTATATATTATAGACTATTGACCACTGCGTGTCAATATATATTTTTTAATCCTTATTTAAAAATGCTTCAATAGTAGCATCAATAAAGACGTCACTGTTATAGTCAGATACTAATATCCCTACCAGTACGGGAGCCAGAACAAGGCTTAGTAAAAATATAACTGTAACTGTAATACCCTTATACTCTATGAGATTATTTTTTTTACCGTCTACGTCTTCAACAACGGAGAGTATGTGACTAAATAAGTATATATGAGCTACTATTGCAGTAGTTAGACAAAACATTAGATAAGCTACTAACATTAGCTAGGTAGCACAATACGAACACGCTGACCAATGGAAAACAAGCTGCCTTGCTTTTTAGCTTCAATAACTTTCTTAGGCAGAAACTGGTCCTTATGATCCTTAATAGCCACAAGCCATGCGTCAATATCGGAACTAAGAATATTCTTATTGTACTTGCCCATGAATTGCTTCATTAGTTGTGCAATTCTAATAGATGAATGGCTCCAAACCGGCACTTTAGGAGTCTTCCTAGGAATTCCCTTATCTTGTAGTGCCAGCTCAATTTGCTTATTTTCCGGGTTGCGCTTCAGCGCACGAGCCAGCTTACGCTTACGATTGGTCTCGTAAGAATTGGAGGTTTTGTAACGAGTAAGACCTGCCTTACGACCGCTGCCCTTAGGCGATTTATTAGACATTATACTAATTTAATTTTAGGGTTGTTGAAAATTGAGGGGAACTTGGGGGCAAGAGCAGAAATAGCGCTTAATGCAATAGCGGCATGTTCACGCTGAGTACCGTTGCCTTTTCGTAAGTCACAGTAGTGATACCAAGAACGAATAGTGCCAGCCATGTATAACTTAGAATTAGTAATACCTTCTGGTAGAGGAGCACGTGCCTGCTCTTTAGCAATACCCTTAGCTAGGGCTTCACTGTAAACTTCTGTAGCTAGCGTCCACACTTGTAGTTGACGGGCTTGCCACCAGGCTTCTAATTCTTTATCGTCAGTTTCAATAGAATTCTGACGATTTTTATCATCTTGAAGTCTAGCTTCTCTGAAAGTATGTCCTAGTTGCGTAGCTTCTGCGTACCTTTGGCTAAATTCCTGGAAAGAGAAACTGCGATGCCTTAGCATTTGTCGAGCAATATCTCTAGTCGTAGTAACCTCTAGGGTGGCACTAACCATTTCTAATGGCGACCAGTGCTTGTTGTTAATAAGATAAGCAATAAGGCCTGGAGCAGTCAAAGTATTATGCTGATTAGCAGGGTTCGATACTCTAGCAGCATAAGCAATGAATTCATCTGGTGTCTCTATGCCTTCCACTAGAGGTACCGTTAGAGCTACTAGTTTTGTTGATACTGTCAAGCTAATTCCTTATATTCTTCTAGTCGGGCCTGCTCTATCTCTTCAGGCGTGTATTTGTAGTCGTTTGGCGCCTCGAACATTGCAACCAAAGTATTTCCCTCATAGATTGAGAGTGTATTGTTTTCGTTATTAAGTAGCGCAAGTCTCATAGGTTTTTAACTGCTTAAGTAGTTCATGCCATTCTTTATACATGCTGGCAAGGGTATATTCAACTTCTTTAATTTCTTCAGTTAGGATATCCTTACGAATATTCAGTAAGGACTTGTCAGTAAAATCTACTGCTTTGGCTTCCATTTTTTAACCTCTTCAAGTGACATTGGTTTGTAATTTGTTTGCTCAACGGATACGCAAAAGTACCTATCGTCGGTGGCATCGGTATTAGTACTACCGTGCATTCTCATTACACGATTAGCATGAAGATGCCCATGTACATTGAAGCCCCAGCGAGCCAGGCTAGCAGGATGCACAGGAATATGGGTAAGAAGCAAACCATCAAACTGATGAACACCCCTAACATCATCAAAATATCGTTGATAAACTGATAGGTCTTCGAGGTCATGGTTACCTTTAATTAGGACTTTATTGCCATTCATCTTTTCAAGCCAGTGGAGGTGCTTTTTATGAAAAGTTACGTCTCCTAATACGTAGACGCGGTCACCTGCTTTTACCAGCTTGTTGTGTTCCTGAACCATGTGTTCGTCAGCTTCCAAAGAACACGAAAAGGGCCTTAACGGAGAACCGTCGGCCCGTTTAAACTTAACATAGGGGCTTTCGTGCCCAAAATGGTAGTCTGCAATTAGAAAAATATTTTTGCTCATTTTGGTCTATGTCTAATATCGTACACGATATGTTCAATCTTTTCTCGTACGATAATGACATTATATTTGAATTGAAGTGTATGACATGCAGCGCTTAGAAACTCTATGGCCTGATCCAAAGTAGCAGCATATTTAGTTAAATAGTAGTATGTATCATTACCTAGAACGGGATCACGCATAATCTCGCTAGTCTTCCAGTGTAGTTCAGCTGCGGCGAAGGCCGCCTGCTTGGCTTGGCTAGTATAGCAAGTGATATGAATTTCGTAAAGTAGTTTAGACATTGTAGTTTAATTTTGGCGGATATCTGAGGAATCGAACCCCACCCGGTTGCCCAAGCGTAACGCTTTCCAAGCGTACCGTGGTCCATACACGTTAAGACTCCGTTGTTTGGCTGGCACCGACCCTTTTCAGGGCCCCAATATACACCCCGGAGTGTATATTGTCAGAATATACTAAAGCACCAATTGTTTTGGCGAGAGTGTGCAGGTTCTGATTCTGCTCGCGATACCTTACGGTCTGCTCTACTTATGAGCTAAGCACTCTCATTATTTGGCGACGCATGGGAGAATCGAACTCCCGTAAGCGGATAGACAATCCGCAGTAATGACCTCTATACGAATGCGCCATAATTTTAGTATACAATCTCAGTCGGAGGTCGCTGAGCCTGATTAGAGACGTAAGCGCTTACGCTGTATACTAAAATTATGGCCCTACCTCTTGGAATCGAACCAAGTTCAACGGCTCTTCAGACCGCCGCTATGACCACATCAGCTAAAGCAGGATTGTGGTAGTTTAGTCTGATAACTACCAAGAGTTGACCCAATGATCTGTTGGGATTTTAAGTCTCACGTTGACTGGCTGTCTATTCCAGCTTGCCTTCCTCATAGTTTAACGTCTGCGGATGCGCGACGGCTGAACGTAACAATTATCGCTAAAGCGGATACTGTCATCTGGTTACAGCTTATTTTGGTACCCCCGGTCAGACTCGAACTGACATACCCCGCCGTGTAAAAGCAGCGCTTGAACCTCTCAGCTACAGGGGCAAAACTTTACAGAGCCTGAATTGCAGGAGCTGCAGGAACCATAGAACCACCGGTCAGCTGCATCACGATAAAGGCTTTACCAGGATACATACCAGCTAGACGCGCAGACTCGCGGTCGGCAAGAATCCTGTTAGGGTGAGTAGTAGGACGAGCACTGATAGAAAACGTGCCTGTAGGATCAATAGATCCTACGATGAACTGACGGCCGCGAACGGCATCTAGGGCGGATTGCATATTTGTAGACATTTGTAGTTTATTCATTTTGTTTAATAGGGAACATCATCAGGGTTCCAAGGTTCATAGTTCTTGTGTTTAGTTTTAGAGAGCTTCTTATCGTTACATAGTTCTAGAAGTCTGGTAACTAGAACTTTTTTAACTTCTTCTTTAAAGGATTTTCCTGCTTCTACATATAACCAGGCTATGTAGGTTGGATCTGCACTAAGTGCGTCATATACAGTGCAGCCTTCGTACTTACCAAAAGTTAGCTCTGAGTCTAGGGTCAGAGTGCCTACTGTAGAGAATAGCTTTGACATGGTACCTCTTGCATGAATCGAACATGCACCAAAGGTTTAGGAAACCCCTATTCTGTCCATTGAACTAAAGAGGTATTATTTGGTAGTTCCTATGTGATTTGAACACATGATCGCGGCGTATGAAACCGCTGCATTAGGCCGACTATGCTAAGGAACCGTTGTTAATTGTTTCCAGATGCTTGCGTATATAACGCATAAAATAGATACCTTTATCTACGTCTTCAAAGGTAGCATCACCCGTATCTTCAATAGGAACCGGAAACGACAGGATATTATACTGATCGTCCCTTGCTAGGTACCATAGGTTACCCTTACGGTACCTTTCAAATTTTACTGAGTTCTTAACTGCGCTCTTGAGATCAAAATTGCTTACGTAATGTACCCTTTGTGCTTTTCAGCAACGTAGTCACACCAGTAACCTTCGATGTTGTCAGAATACTCGTCTCCGATATATTCTTCATCGTCGTCATCGTCGTCGTGATTATCAGTAGCAGACTCTGTAGCGTAGATACCATACATTTCCGCGTTAGAAATAGCACCTTCGTAAGCGTACTGATCTAGCTCTTCGTTAGTAACCTCGTCATCAAATTCGACCATTTCGTAGCCGTCAGAGCCACAAAAGCCGGTATGGTATGTAAAAAAGATTTTGCGCATATTGTTGCCTTTTCAATGTATAAATACATTATATATTGAAAAACCAGCACTTTCAAGTAAGAAATTTTAAATGTAAGACGAACATAGAGTGGGCTCGAACCACCGACCTTCACCGTCGCGACACTCTATCCAACTGAGCTACTATGTTCTGTACTACGAATCGATCTAATCATTTGTGGGCTGAACACTCCGTCGATCGACTTCCTCAGCTCAGACTGTAGTTGTACTTCCTACAGACTCGTAATTTTGGTAGAAGTTAGGTTACTAACCCACTTCTTATTTTTAGCTTCCATAGACATATTAAGCTTTGCCAGAATCTCATATACATTATGTTCTGGGTATGCCTTGAACAAAATACAAAGAGCACAATTTAATAGATCTGCAATTTCACCTTCGATTGGCTCTTTTAGGTCTTTGTTAATATTTCCGCAAATTACATTAATTTGCTCTGCTACTTCACCAACTTCTTCGGTTAGTTTAAGTCCTATCGCTTCTAGTGACTTAGTTTCTCGCAATAAACTAATATCGTAAATGTCATAAACATTTCCTAGAAAATTTTGTTCAACTTTTACAAATGTCATTATATACTTAGCTGGTGCGGGTGGAGAGGATCGAACTCTCGTCTAGACGTTGGCAACGTCCTATTCTACCATTGAACTACACACGCAATGTTTTAACGTAAAGAAACCCATACTGGTCAAAGTACCACACAATAAATACTTTAGGCTCTTCTGGCTTGTATGAGATAACTTGCATTAATGGAGACTCGCCGGAGAGTTGAACTCCGCTAGCTGGATTTGCAATCCAGAACCTGACCGCCCGGCCCGCGAGTTATTGATCTGAAGCACTTCTAGTACGGCATCGGCGTTGGCAAGCTGTTCGTGTAGATCTTCGAATGAGTCTGCTACAACTTCGTCCCACTGAGTGGAATCATTAAGATACTTGAGCGCGGCTTCTAGCTTAGATTCTGCAAGTACTTCTTGCATTAGGATCTCGTTAGTGTGAAACGACAAAAAAGCAACTACATATGTATTCATTGAACTATCCCGATCAAAGAATTATTATAGACTAATATAACTGCGCAATCAAGTGAGAATTTTTTACGCTCGATTAATAGGCACCTTGTCCAGGACTCTCTTGCCATCTATAATCTGATACTTCTTTTTCTAAAGCAGCTACTTTTATTGTTAGTCTATTAGCTACATCAGTATCGCTGGGCTTCCACATTTTAGCGAACTGTAGCACTCTAGGATACTGCTCTCTAGGGCATACTACAAGACAGCTAGGACTTCCGTTTAATACGGTATTTTCGTGTCCTTGGTATACGAAAGGTAGTTCAAGAATTTTTTCAAACTCTCGCATATTTACCTTCAGCACAACTTTACGAAAAGAGTCTTTTAACCAGCCGGCATAATTACACTTTTCATTTAAATACGTGCTGTTATTTTCAACTATGGGTCTGGAGAAATATATATGAGCATTTAGGGCGGAGTGCGCTACTAGCACTGGAACCATATGATCTGGTACGGTTTCTAATACAGCTATATACATTTTGCTCATGTGTAACAACCCCACTCACCTTCAATTACATGAATTCCATATTTATCGTAAATTTCTTCTTCTTTTTGTTCGTCGGTATTTTCAGGATCTGGAAGGTAATTTTCTACGCCCATTAGATAGACAACATCATGTTCCCCCTGAAGCTTCAACGCGTTATGAGGAATTTTAAAGTCTTTAGCTAAACTGTTCAATTGAGAAAGGTTCATGTACTATATAGCGAAATGTTGGAGAATGTTTGTCTGAACGCAGTGGCTTTAGATCTGCAAATACTTCTTGAGCATTAACAATTATGGTTCGATATTTAACAGGGTATCTTTTTATAAACCATAAGGGCATCCACTCTTGTTTAATATGCTCCCATGCAGAAATAGGCACTCTGATACGATCTACTTCTCTAGTATCTGAACACATTACTAGTCTAGTTAGTCTTAGATGCATGTCGCCGGTTGCCGTCTCTATCATAGCCTGTAGGTTATAACTATCATATGCCCCATCGCTCAGTAAATAGTTAGCTGCTACTTTTTCAGCTTTAAGTTCTAGTTGTCTAGATGTGGCTAAATAAGGTATGCTCATAGTTTATAAAGTGCTCTGTTACTACACAAAACAAATTCTGATCCTGTAGCATGTGCTTGTATAGCTATCACTATTGCGTCTTTGGACGCACAAAGCTTATTTGCTGCTTCAATATCGTTGCTGTTTACAGATTGATACATGCAACCAGTAAGACTTAGGGCTAGTAAGGTAGTGCTAATCAGTCTCATAGCGAATTAAATTGATGAAGTTTGTCTAGTTTTGAACTATAAATGGTTTTGGCATTATCCAATTCTACTGATATAGCCACAAACTTTTCTAGTACGCTTGCACTAAATCTGTGGTCTTTATACCCGACTTTAGCTAGGTGCGCTTCCCTAGAATATACTTTCCAGGTAGTATTAAGTACTCCGGCTTTTTGTTTAAAGTCGTCCCACTCATCCTCATCTTCCGCTATTGCTTTTTGGCCACAGCCCATGTGCTTCTTTCATTAATTATATTGGCGGAATGCTAGAGAGTCGAACTCTAAAGGCCATACTATGTGCTCGACGGTTTTCAAGACCGCTCCCATCTCCAGTTGGGTTGGCATTCCATTATTCATTTACGGTTTCTATATATCTGTGGTATAGAAAGTACTGTTCATTATCTATGCTTTTATTACCATTATAGCATAAATCACCTTGATACATTGTTAGAATAGTACCTACTGGTATTCTCTCCATATAGGAATCATTATGCGTTAAGAATGTAAGGTATAACTCTACAAGTGTTCGGTATTTCATAAATGTACAACGTCTCCATTACAAAGACGATGGTCAATAGGATGATTAATCATACCTAACTGCTCGTCAAAATAAGGATGTTTTCTATATTGATCTAAACAAAGATAACAGTACATATTACCAGATGCACGACGCCAGTTAGGGTCGTAGTCTTGATGTAACATTTCAAATAATCGTTGCGTTGAATTTTGAACTCTATAGTGATTCACGGTTTATCTACCCGTTCCCAACTCCATGGACAAATCACTAATAAAAATACTCACCATGATACCTCCGTTTACATTTCTTTAGGCTCGGTACAATTGACCTCAGAATTGAGTATTTTTATTAGTGCCCAGTATTCTTTTACAAGGAACTGGGCGAACCTCGTTTGAGCGTTTAAGCCGCTAGGCGAACCTCAAAGATTGCATCATTTGCTGCATTTACTTAATTTGTCTCATTAACGTCGTAACATGACGTGTTGCGTATCTTCTATCCGTAACCCAATCGAAAACCTGGTCACCCACATCATATATGCCTAAGCCTGTGACAGCTAGGACATAATAGTACACATTTCTCTATTTCCGGGACTATATCCTTATTGAACTTATCTTTTGACATAGTTCCAGATACCGCTTGTCCAATACTAAAAAGCTTGTTACTTGGGTCTTTATGATGAAAATCTAAAAACCCGTACTTATTAGTATTACCACAATCAAAGCACTCGTACTTAGCGCCAGTACTATTAAGGTAGTCTAGTATTAGTTGCGCTGTATTGGCTTTTCGTTCTTTGCCAGAACAATTTTTACAAGATGGCTTGTACCGCACGGTACCACTACTATTTATTCCATTAGAGTAGAAGGCGTCCAAGGTCAGTGTAGTATTACAAACACGGCACTGTTTGGTACCTAGCTCTCTATCTGCTTTTCTAATATTAGGACTAACTCCAACTAAATTAAAATTTCTTTTAGCTGTAGCTATTGACCCTCTACTACAATTATAGTAATTCATCAGCTGCGGTATAGTATAGCCAGAGCTTACTAGATTGGTAAACTCTTCCTTGTTTTTAATAAGTGACTTTGTCATATTAACTCCTTCGTTAATTTTAGACATATATGGTGTAGGTGGAGGGAATCGAACCCTCGTCTTGGATCCTTTTAGTTGATCCGAATTACAACAATTTAATAGGTACTATCAAAATAGCCCTAATTGTTCGCAAGGCTTGATATACTTTAACAAGTCCTGCTTTTCTTTTTGCTCAGCGTCTCTAGCTGCTTTCAGCCAATCAAACTTTTCTACTTGAATACAATTAGGTTGTTTATGTATTTTGTCATACTCCTCCGCTTTACGAATTAGTTCCATGAACCAATCCCTGTCTGTTGGAGGTATAAAAGTAGGATCTGGCCATTTACGCATAGCGTGATCTGTAACCATAGATACTGTACACATTACTTTACCCTTACCGAATCTTTAGCTGCCTGAATACTGAATACAGGTTGAGCGTTAGACTTATGATTTGTAACAATACCCAGCATATTATTGCCAGTATATTTCATTGGTGGTTTTGGGGATGTAGAGCCTTTGAACTTAAGCTCAAAGTCGGTTTTAAGTTTATGTTCCATAAGCTAAATCACTGTCCATTTCTTTTGGAGTCTCCTCTACTGAAATAACCATGAGAGACATATTAGTATTCTTATCAAAAATTTCTACAGTATCTTCATCTAGATAAACTTCATCTAGGCGATACCCTCTATATACTATAGTTAAATACCACGTAACCTTAAATAAGTACCATTGGGTACGAAAGGTACCACTAGTATGTTTAATTATTTTTGGTAACGAGGGGTTGGTGGTAGATCTTATAGTTACAGTATATAGCATATTATTTGGCGGAAGTTATAGGAATCGAACCTATCAGCCCATTTCTGAACGGGAGTTTAGCAAACTCCGGTCGCACCTTGCAACACAACTTCCTTAAATTTGTCCGTGATCTGAGAAACGCATACGCGCCCCACAAGCGGGGCAGTCTAGATAGCGATAGTATTCTTTATCGCCTAGATAGTCTGAGTCATAGTCGCGCTTTAGTTCTGATAACGAAAAGCTAATTACTGACTTGCACAATTTATGCTCGCGCTCAAACTGTCCTAACTTAACTACACTGGCCAAGGTACTCTCCCATCGAATCAATAGATATTATAGCCCATATGGGCTATAATATCAAGTGTAAATTTTTACACTACACAACGTGCGCGAATTTGGTCTAGCGTTTGCTTATTGTACTGGTAACCATAAGAGTATACAACGTCCATAACATTTTCAAATTCTTCTGACAGCCTGTTCATGCTATTGGCGGTAATAAATTCTCCTGTAATTTTGCTACGCATAAGCACAAGGAAACCTTCTTTAGATTGCTTACCGCTATCAGTAATAGGCTTTTTGGAAATTCCAACCCACTTGCCATCCTTAAGAACAGCGCTAGCCTTTTGAGCAAACTTGAAAGTATCGCGGTTAACTTTTTGCAGCAGAGCACCGCCGGAGCCAAACACGATATTATCTGCGCTGTATCCAAGAGCTAGGGTTTTACCAAGCAAGGACTTAATGCTCATATGGTCAACACCGTCACCTTGAAGCAGGCCGACGTTATTGATTTTCTTGTATCCCTTAGCGTTGGTAACATAACCAAAAGCAGACGCCTGCATTTCAAGGATACGAGGAACAACTTCCATCATATCGCCGGAGTCCGGTCGAAACACAATCTTAGCACCGCTAGCAATAATTTGATTCTTAAACCTAGTACACAGAAGCGACGCAGCACGATAAACGTCGTATCCGTCAATAACGATACTAACGATAGCACCCGGTTTAGCATACGTATCTAGCATGTGCTTAAGGTACTCGGCTTCGCTTTCAATATCGGAACCAAAAGAACATTCGATACTGTGCTCAGAAGCTGGCACTGAAAAGCCGGCCATCTGACTGCCGTAGTAATAGTTAGCAGCCCGCACACCTTCAATGGTATCAGATCCCATGAAGTTAACAAGGTGAGCTGCACCGCCAATTTCTGCTTGTTCTGCACTGGTAACACCTCGACCGCCGAAGTCGTGTAGAGCAAAACCTAGCATATTCAAATCCGCACCGCTAATACGATAGAAGTGGGCGATATCCTTCTTGATAGCGTAGTCCATAGTTGCAATAGTGGTAGGGTACCACACAGCACGCAACATTGCGGTTTCCAGGTAACTGGCAACCCAGAACAACTTAGGGTCAGCACAAGTAATGTTTACAATAACATTACCACTAGGCACTGGGAGGCCTTCTGGTACTGCAAGAATAGTAACCGGAAAGAACCCTTCATATGTCTTAATCATGTACTCCCAAGGAGTACGATCAAAAGGCTCGCCGTGCAATGAAGCAAAGGCTTCAGCTTCGTCAATGTGCGCCACAGTAATAGGGTGCGACAAAAACTTTGTAATCCACATCTGTAGACCAAATGGCACAATCATATCTCGGCCACCTGTACGGGCCTCAATATAGGAAGTCATACCAGTCACATTTGACGGATATGCCTTAGCATGGGACAGCTTGTAGCTATCAACGGCGAGAATAGGGTTAAAAGTCAGCATAGTAAGCTCCTTACTAGGTTAGTTGATAGAAAGTGTCTTTCACTTTCTATATAGAAATTGTAATATAATTTAACTAAAGATTCAAGTTAGTATTTTGAGTTCTTTAAGTTGTTCAGTTCTTCTTCGAGATCTTTAATTCGCTTAGCATTAAATTTACGTCTAGCCGAGGATTCGGCGTCAAGTTTGACTATATCAATCAAATCAATAGTACCACCACGTCCCCACGTCCAAAATCTTGGAAGCTCTACTGCATACTCAATTGCCTCTTCTAAAGTACCTTCTACAGTTGCTAGATAAGGATTGTGGTGTGAGCCGCCAAAATCACAGTTAGGGTCTTCACCACAAATACGCCAAATACCTTCATGAGACATAGGCAAACCATACCAAGCATTCCAGGTATGATCTTTGTTACGCTCTAGAAAATCTTTAACTTTAGTACTCATTAGTTTTTTACTCGATCAAGCATAGTGGAGAACATAGCATGGTGGTCTTCAAACCATAGCCAAGGCTTATCTTGCACTTCTGCAATAGGATAAAACTTAACTTTTTGCACTTCGCCCTTTTGCCCCTTTAGTTTAGGAAGGGCAAATCCGTCGCGGAGCTTGAGTAGAAAACAAGTTGTAATAGTGCGCCCACGCAAGCTACGATTAGGGTGATCAAATATCTCTTTGTCACAAATACTCCCATAAAGCTGTGCATCAGATAGTTGAATAGAAGTTTCTTCTTTTAGCTCGCGCACAGCTGCGTCTACTAACTTCTCATTTTGTTCTACAAAACCACCTGGCAAGGCTAGAAGGCCCTTACCTGGCTGCTCTCCACGAGTAACTAGTAGCACATGCCCTGATTGAATCACACAAGTATCTACTGTTACAAAAGTGGGAGGGTACGGAGCAGCCTCCCAAGACTTACGGTATTTCTTAATAAATTCATACTCTGCCTTCAGCGTAGTAAATTCACTACTTACTAGGAATTTATCTAGAAATAGCTGCGTAGCTTCAGGAGTTTTGTACTCCCAGGCATTTCCGCCACTAAACATATCATTACGCAGAACTGTAGAGCTAAGGTCAAATCCTGCTGAGGTTTCTCCAACTAGATCAGTAGTGAAAAAGTTGCCGAATACATTTAGATACCACGTACTTTCGTCTCGGTTGGCGCCGGTTAGAATATTGGGCCAAGAATCAGGTACGTCGTGCCTCTGCCTAACATCTACGACGGAAGCCTGTACTTCTCGAATCCACTTCTGGTCATTGTATGGATAGTCCTGTAGCGGGCGGATATGTAGCTCGCCTAATTCCACACCTGTACGAGCGGATAGATAGGCCTCGGTCTTGTACCAATCTAGGATAACTTGCTTACGTTCCTCATATGTGAAAGGATTCTTGATGTTACGTGCTTGATAGGAACTACCAATCAAAAGCACAACAACCTCGGAACCTTTCAGCGCTCGTAAAAGCACTTCAGATTGACCGAGGTGGAATAGGGAAAACCTACCAATATAGGTAGTAACTTGGTTTTGCATACTAGCTCCTAGTGCAATGAAAGCGACGGTCTATCCGTCTGGAAATAATAGGTCTAGAACTTGATGAGACAGGGTGTGGTTCATTAAAGGTGAAGTACCTGATCTCGTACACTAAGACTTTGGAAAGTATTAGAACAAAGTAGTAACGGGCTGATTTCGTCCAAAGAAGTAACCGTTACAATACACTAAATACTTGCCAAAGTCCTGCGACTTTGGGAGGGCTTTGACCCTACTTGTCGACCCCTTCCCTAAGGCTTTCACTCATAGCAGGCCTGCGCATGAGCTTCTTGTCGCTTCTTAGTTTAGTCGAACCCAGTACCGCGTACTGAGGTGTTAGGTGTTAGCTAACTGAAAATATGGAGAAGAAAAATCTTCAGCCATTTGGATGTAGTTCAAACATGCTTCAGAGAAGCCTGTGATCGTGATCCAATCGTTGTGGGAGATACCGTTTTCGTAAGAGCCAACATTTAGAATGTAGCCTTTAGAATCAGGACGCCGAGTAGGTTGAGTACTAGACTGTTCGTCAGTAATTGCAATCATACGATCATACTTACCAACAGCCTTGTTAACTTCCAGCATGGAACGACCTAGGTCGGTTCCGCCACTAGTAGAGCTACGAATAGCTGCCACTAGAGCAAAGCCACGACGGGGAGGAACCTGCACAGCCTTAGTAGAGAATCCGAAGATTTCTACTTCTTCACACACTTCACGGCAAAGAACCGCAAGAGCAGCAGCTGCATCAAAACGATCAATATCAGACTTTGCAGAAACTTTTGCGCCGTACATCGAGCCAGAACAATCAACCATTAGCACGGTCTTACCAGGTAGCTTAGGCATGCCGGCAGTAGCACGGAACATCATCTGTTCCAGCATGTCTTCGTACTTAGGCACGATACGAGCTGCGGCGATAAAGCGGAACGGCAAAACACGATCTACGTTAACCTTAGCCCCGTATGCACGAATTAGGCTAGAAGGTACGCCGCTCTGATCCATATTGCGTAGATTACGCAGGAATGCAAGAGCACCAAGCTTATTTTCCGACATAAGACGAATAAAAGTATCCGCCTTATCAGCGCCAGCAGACAGTTCGGTTTCCCAGGTATCTGGAGTAGCTAGCTGCTTGTTGGCAATTTTGTTAAATAGCTCAGTTTGTTCCGCGGTTTCAGGCTTCGGGTGAACCAGGAACATAACGTCACGCAGAGAGAAGTTGGCAGAGTTCTTATCCCACTTAGCAAGTTGGTATTCGTTGAACTTACCAAAGGCCTTAGATAGGCCCTTTTTAACTTGGTTAGAAATAGGCTCTTTAGCATTTTCCTTGCGATACATAGCAAGGAATTCGCCCATCTCGTCCGGACGCTGAATAACATCAGCTAGATCGTGGGCCTTTAGACCCTTGGTCTTGGCAAGGGTACGCATCAGGAAAAGAGGGACATGACGCAGCTTAAACTGCGAACGGGCGGTCTTAGCCAGAGCTGCTACGAAGTCTGAAGACACTTTCGGCACCAGAGATTCCAGCAACTTAGCAGAAGATTCTCCATCCATATAGAACTGCTTTTCCCAGAGCATGTTCGCCATAGTAAGACGCACAAGCTTTTCAGCAGGAGAGTCCATCTTAACCTTTAGACCATTATGGTTAGAGCCATAAGCCTGGGCAAAAGCACGAGATTGGGAAGTATTACGATTTAGGCTAGACATTATTTAATTAGTTTAGGTACTAGACGGAGCTGCCGTCAGTCAGACTGGTTGATACCAGCTAGGTTTTGGACCGTGACGCCACTCGGCGATGTCACGTTTTTCAAGCATATAATATAAGCGATAAGCCTCTACTGCATTACCAGGAACTTTACATTCTTCTGGCATACACTGCGGCGGCTCGATAAACGCTATATTATGTATATTATCTGGAGCACAACTTAGTATGTCAAACATTTTAGACTCTACTAAGTGCACTTTTTTGTATCGCGCAGTATATTCATTATACAACGCTTTAAGTAAAGATTCAAGCCAATAATAATGCTGGCTTGATTGCCGTACCCATACTGCACTAGGGTGATTTACGTGGGTCGCGGTATATAGTATATCTTCGCGGTCATCCGGTAAAATCCAGGCTTTAAGTTTTCTGCCTGCGGTCGAGAGCTTTATACCTTCTACTCCATCTAGCACTCTATGGGCTGTACACAGCAATTGAGCAGACTCTAGGATCATTTTTACGCAATGTTTATCGCAGTGATAGCTTGCCGCAGTCCTAGGGTCAGAATCTAGATAGAATATATTCATTGAAAGTGATGAGAACACTAATTTCGGAAATTGCCACCTGTACCAACTGGCTTATCCGAATCGAACGGATTGGGTTTTTTATAGCAGAAAAAAGAAGTAACCGAAATAAACACTACATCGTATTTATACTACTATTAAGTTGAGCCTACTTGTCCGTATCATTTAAACGGTGAGCTAATAGCTTAGTAGTGAAATTAAAGTGACAAGAACAAAGCTATACAGTAATGTGCAATTCCACGAGCACTGTCGGGACTCGAACCCGCTCATACCAGATTGATGGTTGGTGAAGTAACTGTATATATCACTATGTCAAATAGGTACTATATTAACCTGAACTACTTTATATCCTAACTCTTTCATACGCTCCCAGGCAGGAAAGAACTTTTCGCAAAATTCTTCACATTGCTGGATAGTAGATTGAACGGTATAAGGTAATAGTTCGCCTTTATCATTTTTAAGGCAAGCAGCTAATTTAGATATATTCATATTTGGAAAGTGGTGAGAACAAGACAAAACAGAGATTTTACGTGCTCTACCGATTGAGCTAACTCTCCACTAACAACATTACGCTACCTACATGTTTAGGCGGGCGTCACCGCGCATAGCATACTGCTATGTCTTTTTAGGTACTGTTGTTAGTGGAGAGTACAGGATTCGAACCTATAACACCGTCCTTGTAATGGAGAAGTAACTGTTTTTAACACTACACCGTATTTGAGTACGTTATGCAACTAAATCCTACTGGATACCGTGATTTCCTTCGAGGCATAATTCTACTGTGTTCACGTCACACGTACAGAAGAAATAAACGAGAATAAATTAAATATAGGCTTTTAGGTCAGCTGTCCTACCACTAGACTACTACCAAATACATGGCGGCCTGGAATCGAACCAGGGTTCGCTGATTGAGTTTAAGAAGTAACTATATTATACACTACGTTTTTTAACTAAAAGCTGAGAAAAACTATAAATAGTATGTACGCGCTATGCACGCGTTGATAGACCAACTATCATAAATCGATATGGCTCGATATTAGGAATTGAACCTGAAGTAACTATTTAAAACGCTACAGCTAAATTAAGAATTCTGATGAGATCAATAGATTCAGAACCGAAGGTGTTTATATAATATCCTAATAGGGTATTAACTGGCCACTACTTCTAGACTCGGTTATAATTACTAAGTCTTTGCCTTATTTCATGCGTTGGCACCAGGGTTTATTTTGTGTCGACTTTGTAGAGAGCAAGCTCTCAATAGCAGACGCTGAGGTCATAATTAATGAAGTAACTGAATACAGCACTACATCAAAAACACTTAATTTAGTTGTCGTTTTGGCTAATTTCTCAGCCGATAAATCTATTATACATTACTTGACCACTATAATCAAGTAAGAATTTGGTAGCTCCTGAGGGAATCGAACCCCCGTCCCTAAGTTCGTAGCCTAGGATATTCTCCGTTATACTAAGGAGCTTTTTTAATGAATTTGAAATAAATTGCGGCAGCTGTTAGTAGGCCCGTCACGTAAGCACCTACCGCAATCCAGAATAATGTACTAAAAGTAACACCTAGAAGCATTACTTGAACTTTTCTAGGGATTCAAGGCTTTGGCAGGAGCCTTCTTCTCCTTTGTACGTCTTAGTAGCGAATTCAGCTTCAGACATACAACCATTAATACCCTTACCAGTACCATTAGTTTGGCACTTGATCTTGATTGTGCCACCATTCTTAAACTGGATTACCCCGCTGGCCCAGCCATCGCCATAGCGGCATTGGGTAGTGACTGAGCTATCAGACTGCATAAGAGCACGAATAGGCTCACCCTTAGCCGCATCAACTGTACCTGACGGGTATTGGATACCAAAATACGCGTCAGCATTTTTTTGAGCATTTAGACGGGTAACTGTCATGTTATTGTCTACAATATCCTGAGGAACGGCACTTTGGCCACAGGCAGAGACAAAAGCAGCGATAGCAATAGCAAGAATAGCAATTTTCATTTTTAGGTTGGGTTGGTGTTAGTGTTGCCTTAATATTAAGGACTTTAGTTTGGCAGCCGGCCTGGGTTACGATCCCAGTCACCTACTTTCAAAGAGTAGTATCTGCTCCAATCGATTTGCCGGCAATAGTTAGGGTATTGCACAGCAAACGCTGTCGTGTAAATTCATTCATAGTTATTGTCCTTAAAGCTCGAATACGGCTTCATAATGCTTTAGAGCTTCCCGCCACGCGTTAAGCTCTATAATCGCTTGATGGGCAGCTCTTTGGTCCGCACCACTTCCAGTTAGTAC